GTCGTGGTTACTGCGGCCGCCTACTCTGGTTAGGTTCTGGTTGAGCGCCGTGTCGAACGACATGTAGCACAACTTACCGGCGAACTCCGTGAGCAGCTCGGCGTCCGTCTCGGCGTCGGAGTCCCAAGGCCTTGCGCCAAGGTGCGACAGCGCTTCGTCGATGGCGAGCTTGTGCGTCATCGTCTCAGCGACGATGAACACGTGCGGTTCTACAAACTTACCCATTGCGCAACTCCTTGTGATGATGGCAGCATGCTTCGCCTGTATTGAAGACAACGCGCACAGCGCGGTCGTCCCACAGCTCGATCATTCCAAAGTCTTTTTCGCACGTCACTGGAAGCGCCACGCCGATGTGCTCCAAGCACCACGCTTGGATCAACGCAACAGATTCTTTGACGAACACGTCGTCGTGCGGGGCCGCCACACGCGCTGTGAAGACGCGCACCTCTGTACCTTGCGCGAGCCAGTTCTTGATACGCGCAACCATCGGTGCGATTGGCGCTCCGATGTGGTCTTTCCCGCGCCAACCGCCGTATTCGGCCAGCGTGCCATCCAAGTCAACACCGATCCATGCCATTACTCACTCTCCCTGCCCGGGCACTTCTTGTCCCGAGCTTTCTCAGTTTGTTTGTTGCGCAGCAAGATCAAACCGCACTTGGCGCAGTACGAGTAGTTGATGATTTTCCAGTCACCGAACGCGTGCACGCCGGTTACCTTGTCTTTGTGCTGCGGTTTCTTGGACACGATCAGAGCTTGCTTGCAAGCTTCTCAGCGAGTGCGTAGCCGAGCAGCGACCACATCTTGTCGACAGCGTCTTCGCGAGCGAGTGTCCGCCCCTTGACGGCGTCGTAGTTAGCGGCGCTGACGCACGCTGACGTGCCGACGACCTTGTAACCGTTGCGCAGCATGAGCACGCAGAACGTTACGAGCTTCAAACTACCTGACATCGGATTGTCTCTCGGAATGCCAACGGCAAGCGCGCCGTCTGCGGCCGAGAAGTAGATTTCGTGAAGAATCGCGTTGTCGATGTCTGCTGGCGTAACACGCGGCGCAGGAGTGTCAGGCGACGCATCGGGAACAGGCAGCGTAATGGTAGTTACCGGGCGCGGCGCTTCCGTGCGCAGCGGTGCCACGTCAGATACTGCCATCGGCGGCCAGACGCAGAAACCGCCGTTCATTTTTTGCGCTTGCGTAGGCTCGTCTTCAACGAACGGAATGCCACAACGTGCTTGCGCAGCACCGCGTTGAGAGAACACGGTTAGATTCAACGACGTGCCATTGAGGCCGACTACCACTGCGGCGAGCGGCGTGTCGGACTTGCGGTCTTGCTGCAAGTACATGTCGTTTGTGACAGGGTAGTAGTGGACGATGCGGCCTACGGTTGGCATGCTCATGCCGGCGCTCCTGTTTTTGGTTTCGGATTGTTGCGGCGGTCTTCAAGTTCGCGCAGTTTCTTGCGGGACACGGCGACGACTTTTTCGCACATGTCCATCTGCATCGTGCCGATATGGCATTCGCCTTGCGGGAGGCCTAGCTTGAGCGCTAGCCATGCGTACGCTTGCTCGCGAGTGGCGTATCCGCGTTTCCAGATCGGGTCAAAAGCGGCGTGCGCAATTTGCTTTTCAGCACGCAGCGCTGCGTTGGCAAGGATACCCATAGGTTTGTCGGTCTTGCCGTAGCAGCCGACGTACGCTTCGCATCCGTCGCAGACCCAATAAAAGCGGTGCGACAGCTCTGGTCGACGCGGGTACACCTGCTTGCCTGTGCGTTTCTCTGCGGGCTTGCCGCAGTACTGGCAGTCGATGCTCAAGTTAGCACCCTCAACAGTGTGTTGCGCGCGCTCAGAAGCACGCCTTTTGTCTCGTGGAGCGAAGCTGTCATTTCGTTGCCAAGTCTGTCTTTTGCTGCCATCGGCTCCAGACTGGAAACGAGCGCCATGGCGCGCTCTACCAAGATAAGTGCGCGCGTTAAGTCGGCTGCCTCTGACGGCGTTCCTACGCGCTTAGCGACGAGTTCTTCAATCGAGTCGTGGATTCTGTGCGCTTGCTCTTGCAACATGCCTGCGGTCATACGCAGCGATTCGTCGTCACCTTGCATGGCTTACTCCGAAAAACACGGCGTAGAACGACACGACGACAGCAGCACCAGCCAGTAACGCGGTGACTTCGTACGCGCGAAACGCACGAGCGCGAGCCACCGCCATCATAGCGTCTACAAACGCAGACCCGGATGGCTCTTGCGGGTACTGGGTGTTGATACTGAGCATGGCGGATGTGGCTGCCACAAGAAACGCAAGGGATACGCCAAGGCACACTGTTGCGATCATTGGCTCACCAAAAAGCTGAGAACAGCAAAACACACGGCGGCGATGTCGAAGTCCACAAGCACTTCCGAAACTTTGAGCGGTATCTTTCTCATTGCTCTGGCGTCCTTACTTCTAGGTGGAACGAATGGCACATGCACACGCCGCCCGGAACTTCACGTGCGGTGTTGTCCTCGTCTGCGCCGTCTACGTGTACTTGCACGGTCATTGGCGAGAACAACATTACGTTGATCGTGCCGTTGTCGTGCGTAACGTGCAGCATTACGGGCGGGCGCGGATCGAGCATATGCGCGATCCAGCGCAGCACATCAGCGATTATCACCGTTGCCTCCGAGCGTGCCTGCTTGCGCGCGAGCTTCGAGCTTGCCCAAATTCAGCGTCATAACGATTTCGATGTCGGCGTTGTACATTTCGCACATGCGACGCACACCGGCCACGACAGGGATAAGCATCTGCGTTACGGCTTCTTTCAGCTCGTCGCTCGTGCCATTTTCGGCGTGTGCGAGCGCTACCGACGCAAGCATGCTGCACGTAAGGATCAGACGTAACGATAGGCCGACGTTTGTAACAGGAGGAACTTCGAACGAGCGCGCGGCGTACACGACCGTATTGAACTTGATGCCCATTGTCGTGCACAGCTCTGCGACGTACCACAGTACGTCGCCGACCTCGTGCAGGACAGCCTTGCGGTAATCCTCAAGTTGCTCGCCGTTCCATTTCGAGCCGTCGCGAATCTGCTTCTTGATCTTGCCGGCGATCTCGCCGATTTCACTGCAGAGTCCGAGCACCGTGTACTCGACGCCGCGTTCTTCTGGATAGATTGCCGTGGTGTGGGCACGTTCTTGGTAGTTGTCGACGATGGCGCTCATACAGCTCCTTTTGCCATACGGTGAATAGGTGCTGGGATAGACGCTTTGCGCACAGAGATGTCTGTGCCTTGCCCCGGGCCGGGCAGATGTTTGATTTTGCCTCCGGACTTGAGGAAGCGCGCGAGCGCCTCCTCAATTTCCTTCGACTCTTGGTTCTTCGACGACACGTCAGAGCGACTGTACGTGTGCATGTGAGTTGAGCGCGACGACATTAGATCGTCTCAGCCGCGAGCGCGAAGTACGCAGCGCCGTCGATGTAGTCGTCGAGCTTTCCGCCAAAGCGAGAACGCGCCATCTTCAAGCACACCATGAACATCCAGCCGTCGCGCTCTGTGAGCGCTTCGCTCGCCGTGCACGTTTTGTTGTTCGTGTTGAAACGGTCTTCGCGCCATGCGTTGAACATAGCGACGGCAGTAGCCATGGAGCGCTCTTTGTCCATATCGCGCTCGGCCGCGCGTTCGCCGATGGCGGACGCTGCGATGTTCAGGACTTTGACGGCGTCGGGAAACGTACGCTCGAACGGAGTTTGCTCGCTCATTCTGCGCCTCCGCTCATTTCATTGAGGAATTTCAGCAGCCCGACCTTGTCTGTCGGCACGACGACCTCGTCGGTCTGCGCGTCGACACGCTTGCCGCCGCGAGCGATGAACTCTTTGCGTGCGGCCGCACACTCGGCCTGCGATCCGACCCATTGGCAGAACGTCGACGCGTCGGTCGCGGTACGCACTACTCCATGTACTTTGTACAGCTTCATTTGCGGTAACTCCGTTTTTGTGACTTGTGAAAGGCTGCGGCTACGGATGCTGCGCTAATCAGCAACATTCCTACCGCTCGGGTAATTGCCCACAGTATGCGACTATCCAATCAGCTACCTCCGACAACGAAACTGCGGTTTCGATGCGCGTGCCGTTCACCCATTCACAGGGTGAGAACTGCATGCACGCGCGCTTCTTGTCGGGAAGCCCGATGACGCCGATGACGTTGCGACCAGTGGTCCAGCGCCTTGTCATCCACCGATGTTGAAGCGTCGAGTAGCAGCCGCGCTTCTTATCGTCAACGCGGCCAACGATGCGATCGCGCGGTGTCGAAGAGACGAATTTGTACTCTACCCACAGGTCTTTGAACGCGCCGTCGTAGTAGTAATCCGGCGTGCCTGCGGTAGTAAGAGACGCTTTGGTCATGCTCTGCTTGTGCAGAGGAACCTTGATGCGTCTATGAATTGCGTCGATCAGTGAGCGCTCGCTCATCAGTACCTCCAGACGCAGAAGCCCCCTTTCGGGGGCTTCTGGTTTACGACGCTCAGTTCAGGCGAGGCGTCTTCTCGACCTTCTCACGATTGGCGGTCGCCTTCGCAGCGTCCGCCATGACCGCCTTGAGCCGCGCCGAAGTTTCCTTCGTGGCAGCGAACGCGGTCTTGCGGGCTTCCTTGGCCGCGGCGAGCGCGTTGACGGTACCGGTCTTGTCTTCGACCGCCTTGTCGAGCTTCGCCTTGAGCTTTCCGTTCTTGCGGTCAGCCGCGAGCGCCGTCTTGGCCGCTGCGTGCGCTTCATACGCAGCCGCGTGCTTGGCTGTTGCCTTGGCAAGCGAAGCGTCTGCCTTTACCAGCACAGCGTTGGCGTTAGCGTTCGCCTTGGCAGCGTCCTTGACGATGGCGTTGCTCGCCTTCACAGCTTCATCAGCAGTTTTGCGAGCGTCGGAGAGCTTGACGCCGTTCTTGAGCATGACCGGTGGTTTGCCCTTGGCGCGAACCGGAACGGACGTAACTGCAGTTTGCACAGACATGGTGACTTTCCTTTTTGGGTGGTGTTGTAAGTTCGGGGCGACGAGCGCCGCCCCGATTTCCGCCTTAGCGACGCGGACGCGCCGGCGGTGATGCACGACCGCGCGCGTTACCGCGGCCGGGGGCGGCAGCAGCACGTGCGTTGTACTCGTCGTAGTTCGGCTTGCGCACGAGCAGCGCTTCGCACTCTGCGCGACGCTGGAAATGCACAGCGTAGTCAGGGTTTGCGACAGGCGAGGAGAACGTGAGCGAAGCGTACGTACCCTTCGGAGTCGCCGTCATGGTGATCACAGCCTTGATGAGCGAGCCAAGCGTGCGGCCGACCATCGAAGCTGCAGAGTCAAACGAACGAAGCGAAGTCGGCGGTACCGACAGCGAGTACAGCGGAGCATCCGGAGCGTTGTGTGCATCCGGGTTATCCGGGTCGATCAAAAGCACTGCCAACTCGCGAGTGTTCTTGCACGCCTTGGCGCCGTTGGGGCCGGAGCCGAACGCGTTCATCGGACACCCTGCGCAGTTGCCGTCATGCTGCTTCTGCGGCGAGTCGTCTTCCGGTGCCATGTCGGCCAGCACGCGACCAATTGCGTAGCAGTCCGGTGGAGCCGGGTTTTGCGAGTTGTACACGCCGGAATAGAAACGGTTCGCCGACATGAAGTCAACGACGACAAACTGGATTTCGTTTCCTGCGTCAGTGCCGTCCGGGAGCTTGATGTTGCCCGACGGTTCGATCTTGATCTTGTTGCCGCCCGGAGCGCCGAGCTGCGACTTGAGCATAGCGGCTTCGGCGGAGAGCTGGCTGTCGATCAAGGCAATGCCGGTGCCCGGCGATGCGGTTTCAGCGGACTTGGAAGTTTTGCGAGTAGCCATTAGGAGACCTTGGTGACTGAGAGGGTCCGCTGGAGGAATTCACTACATCCGGGTAGCGGCTTGACGGATGTGCCTTTGAGTTCGGCGTAAGCCTCGCTCGAAATACGACGTTGCAGAAGGTGCACAGCTTTCTTGCGCAAGATGAAAGTGGCAAGTGCTTCGAAGTCGGCAATGCCGGGCTTGATCGACGACTTGATGACGACGTTCGCCATCTTTCCGCGCGCGGCAGTTGTCTTCTGCTCGTCAAGCGCTGCCAAGATCGTGCCTTCCAGTTCCGTCTTCGTCTTCTGCAAATCGGATACAACTTTGTTAGCGGCCGTGATCTGCGTGTTGAGCCTGTATAGCTCGTCGCAGAGGTCGCCGAGGGGTTTGCTCATGGTATTCCTCTCTTTGTTGAAGTCAAGCGCGTTTCGTCGTCGCTTTCAACAATTCTGCTTGCAGGCGCAATTTGTCTGCGCTAGACATAACGAATTTTTCTCTTTTGACTCTTTTCTCCTTGCAATCGTCGTAGCCGTTGTTGTAGGCCCATTTCGCTACCTCTTCCAGTAGCGAGTACACGAACGCTGTCTCTTTGGGCGTCATTTGTCGTACCGCTCGCTGATGTGGGCGTCTACGCCGATAGGTGCGCCGGGGCACCATGCTGGCGTACGCGTCATGATGTCAGTTACGTGCTTCAACGCGCGCTTTGACATCGCGTTCTTGATCAGACTCACGATTTCGTCGTGCACCGTCAGTGCGATGTGCGCGTACGGCATTTCCTTGCGGATGGCGATGAACGCTTCTGCGATCACGCGGCGCGCGAGCGCTTGGATGACGTTCTCAGTGATCAGCCCGCCGTACAGACGCGTGCGAACGTGCGTAGACCCCTTGACCTCGCTCGTGTACGACATGCCGTGCTCGTCCATGGTGAACTCGTCGTACCGGATGCACATGCCACCGGGTAACTCGATAACCATGCGGTTAGGCGATGCTGCGAACACGATTGGCCCGTATTCGACGCGTGTTTGCCGCGCGTACGCAATACGCATGGAGTTCTCTAGCGCTTTCCACATCGCGACAACGTACGGGATAGACGCGCGATGTGTTTTAACGATGCGCTGTGCGTCGGCGTCACTGATGTCGACTGCTGGTCCCATGGCGCCTACACGCAGCGTGTTTGCGTAACGCTCCCAACCAGCGCCGTATCCGAGCATGAGCACTGCGATCTTGCCAATGAAGCGTTCGTCCTTACTGATCTCGCTGATTGGTTTGCCGTAGATGCGAGATGCAGCGAGCTTGTACGGATCGCCGCCTGTCGCGAACACGTTGACGAGGTCCGTCTGCTTCGCTAACCACGCAGTCAGGCGGGCTTCGATCTGCGACAAGTCGGCGATCAGCAGCTTGTGACCTTTCGGCGCATATAGCGCGGTGCGGAGGTCAGAGCCGCGAGTAAGGTTTTGCCAGTTGGCCTTATCCCCGCCAGACCACCGGCCGGTCTTGGCGCCCCAGTAATTTAGGAACAACGGCTGCGCGCCTATCGACGAGCGGTTGGTCATGCGCAGCGCGCGCGTTTCCAATATCGACGAGCTGACAGTAAGCCGGGCGCGAACAAGATCACGCACCTTTTCGTTGGCGTGCGCCAAGAGTTGCTTGAACGCGTAGTCTTGTTTGGAGAACGCGTAGCTGAGTAGGCCTTTTTTGTTGATCTTAACTGGCGGTTCTACGCCAAGTGCGCGCAAGCGGTCAGCGAACGACTCACGAGATGTCAGGTCTTTCTTGGCAGCTTGCACTTTGTCCAGTGCGTTTTGTTTCTTGGTTTGCTCTGCCTTGTGCAGCGCAGACGTTTTCTCGGCATCGATGTACAGGCGCGGACGCGCGTACATGCCGATAGTGGCGTCGATGATGTGCAGTTCGTCCACCGGAATGAACGGTCCGAACTTGTCGAACAGCTCCCACGTTTGCCAAATGTCGTCACCGGCGTACACGCGCAGGTTTTTCTTCTCTGCGGCTGTAAAATCTTTCCACCGCTTGCCTTGGGTGCTGGATAGTGCAGCGCCGTTGCGCTTACCGGGCAGTTTGAACGCCCTGCACAGCGCGTCAAGGCTTAGCCGTTGCGTGACAGGCATGATCGCTCTAGCCATCGACATAGTGTCGAAGTACCACCCCGCTTCGATGCCAAAATGGCGGCGCATAATGTACCCGTCAAACGCTGTGTTGTGGCACAGCATGCCGGAGCGTTGCCAGTCTACAGTCTTAACGAACTTGCGGAATTCCGCCAAGTCCATGACACGAGGGGCGGCCCACGTGTCTTTTTGCACAGCGGCAAGGTGCATCTCAAAACGAGGGTCGTTAACGTACTCGGTCGTCGGTATCTTTCTTAGCGTGTACGATGTCGACCAGTGCGTTTCAAAGTCTACGCCATAAATAGCGCCGACCCCGCAAGCCCGCCGCACAGCAGCGCGCAGTGTTGTGTTCATACCAGCACTCCTGTCAAATAAAAAAGACCGCGGCTTTGCAGCAGCGGTCTCGGAATGCTACACCAAGTTTAGGAGATCAGGCGCGACTCGATGGACGATCCAAGCATGGAGTCGGTGAACTCGATGCGGACACACGCGAGCGCGCGCTGGCTGTCACGAGCGCGGGAACGTTCGCCCATGCTCTTGAACGAGCGCTTGCCGAACGTGAATCCGCCGTCGCGTGTGCGATACACGTTGAAGAAGCGAACTTCCGTGGACGGGGCGCGCACAAGGCTGTAGTTGTTGTTGTCCGGGCACTTGTATTCGTCTGTCAGTCGAACAATGGTACCGTTGACGTAGATGGCGACAGGGAGGTCGCCGGGGAGGTTGGTGCTGAGCACGGTGAACTCGAAACCACCAACTGTGCTGAGATTGGAGATGTCGTCTTGCTGGGTGTTTCCGGACATGTTTCTTCCTCGTCAATGATTGACGCTGTGATCAACGTAAGCGCTTCCCAGTCCACAGCGAACTCCGGGGCGCGGCCATACGCTTCGCGAAAGTAACGAACCACTTTCATTTCGAGGCGCAGATTTGATTTGTACGGCAGCGTCGGCCGATCACGCGTGAAAAGTCCGTTCTGGTACCAGATGAACGGTTTCGGGTCGTGCTTGTCGCTGTCCGCGCCGAACATCTCGAACAGATCGAGGCCCAAGCTGTATACGTTGCTCTCCAACGACAGCTCTTCGCGCATGCGTTGTTCTTGGGCTTTCTGCTGCTTCTTCGCTTTCTTGCCGTACTTGGCGCGCAGCTTGGCGAAATGTTCTTCGCGTGAGTTGTACGTTGCTTTGTTTGGTCCGTACGTGGCCGCCGATGGAGCTGTGCCAAGTACAGTGCGTGAATGCTGATACGGACTCGGCGGCGTTACCGACGGCGTGTATTTCGGTGGTACGTACACAACACGCGGCTTGAACGTAGTGTTGCTGTACATGACGCCGTTTTCAACGTGCCACTGCTTCTCGTTGAACAGCAAAAACTCGTTGTCGTTCGTAAGGATCGCAACTCGGCTGCCGGCTACGAAGCTGTCGATCATCATGCGAAGGTTGAGGAACAGCTTCTTTGGCACGTCGTACAGCATCTGTGCGAGCATGGCCGTGTCGCTCATTCCTGTGCTCTGCGCGCCGATGCTGTAGATTGTTCCGTTGTGCACCAGTGCGCCTTCGTTGAGCTTAAACGGATGGCAGTTGTCGGCCGACGTGTCACCGCGCGTAGTAATGCGGAAGTGCACGAGTGCGCGCTTTGAATTGATGTCGTGCTTCTTGTAGGCTTCGTAGAAGTCCTCGAACTTGAAGAAGCCTTTGAAGACGACAACGGACGATCCGTCGTGGTACGCGAAACCGGCACCGTCAGGGTTGTTGGTGAAACACGTGCGAAGTGTCTCTTCGCTCAACTTGGCGAACTCCGGTTTTGCTATTGCGATGCACATGCCGCCTCCTGAGCGAACTTGAACAGTTTGTTATGCAAAAATGGAAGGCTGTCTTTTTTGTCGCGAAGCCAGTTTTTGAAAGACTCGAACGTGTATGAGAACTCGTCGCATCCAAGTGCGCGACCATATTCGAGAAGCGCTACAGAAAAGTCGATGCGCTCGTTGAGCGTCTTGAAGTCGACAGTAGCGCGAGCCAGACGCACTTCTACAGCCTGCGAACTGCGCAAGCTTATTGCTGAATGGTGCCCTGAACTAGCGTGTATGTCGCAGTAACCGTTCGGTACACGACCAGTCAGCGCTGGGAGGTACTTGCGAATATCGCGGACGAAGTCGCGTGCGCGATGTACGTCTGTGATTGAGTAGCGGTTTGCCGCGTTTATTGTCACATGCAGTCCGTGTTTGTCGTCCGGTGCGTCGGCTTCTTTCTTGCGCAGGAGGTCCAGCATGCTGTAGAGAAAGCCATCTTTTTCGCGGCACTCGCTAAGTGCCAGCGGGCGCGTGATGATTTCGAGTCCAGTGCCGGCTCGAAGCGAGCCGTCGTGCTCCGCAGATGCGTTTGCTCCTGCCAAGCGCGTAAAATCGCGGTAGAACACGCGACGCTCCAAGAAAGTGACGAAGTCGACTTCAAGTTCAATACCGACGTGCACGGCGTTTGCGTGAACCACTTTGTGCATGCGTGTTTCGTCGTTCCACGGACGTGATGCGTGGTGATACCGCGGAATGTCAGGGTCGTTTGTGTTCGAACCGCGGTCGACGAACAGCCGACGGTTAAGCGTAACTGACACGTGATACGCAACTCCGTTGAGCGTGCGGTACTGGTCGCTGGTTACGCCGCTAAACGGCGACACAAGTACTGGTAGAGCAACGTCGCCGCCTTGCAGTACCGCTTTCACCATGTGGATTTTGGACCATCGTTCGGAGGTTATTGCGCACACCTGCGTATCACGCAGTTGTGTCGTAACACCACTAGCTTTCGCGCCGTCGGTGCTGTAATCCACGTAGAAACACTCATGCAGCGAGCTTGCGTCGGTCGGGCGTAGATGTGTATCTCCAGTCACGCAATCACGGTATGTGCGTTCAGGAGCGACGTACAACACGTTTCCGGTTTTGTTGTCGACTGCGCGAGCTATCAGCCCTGCGCTTATGGCGTCCGACAGGTTGGTATTAGCCGGGCACGTTGCGAGAACTGTTGAAACGCTTTCTGACGCCAGTTCCAACGTCGCAAGTGTTTGCATGTCGGACGTCCATTGGGGCGTGCCGTGTGCGGCGATAGGGCGAAAAGCATTGACGCCTGCGCACCACAGCGACATAGTACGCATTTGCCGGTCAGACGTAGACATGCCGCCGCGCTGTAGTATTCCGCGCATTATTGCGCGGCCTTCTTCAACTACTTGGGCGCGCTCCCGCGACGCCATCGTGTTTTGTCGTGGGCGGGCGTTCAGCGCTTTCTTGTACGCTTCGTACGCGAGCGTCATTGTCTTCCTCCAAAAGTTTCTTGACTACGTCGGGTTCTAGCGTCATGACACGCGGACGCATGTATGTTTGAGGATGTGCTGCACGTAGCGCGCTTGGTTCAGTGCGTCGTGGTAAGCGTTGTGTTTTACGCCCGCAAATTCGAGTTTTGGTACCGTCGTTGCGGCTTCGAGATTTGCGATAGTGCGAGCGCATCGGTCGTGTTTGTACGACCAAGCCGGCTTGACGTTGAAGTCGTTGTACAACGACCGCAACGCTGCGTTGTCGAACGTAGCGCCGTACCCCCACAAGCGTGTGTCTGGCTCTTCGCAGACAAAATCGTTGAGCAAGCGCAACACAGTCTCAGGGTCTGGAGCTAACCCTAGCAATGAAGAGGACACGGCGTTGCGTGCTTGCTCAGACTGAGACAGCCACCATCCGACTGTGCTAGCGTCAACGTCGCGTTTTGCAGCAATCTGCGGTTGCGCGTTGACGTTGGCGTTGAAATGCGACGCAACAATATCGCTGTGCGGGTCAAACCGCACAGCACCAATCGAGAGTACTACGGCATTCGGCTGCAAGGACAACGTTTCGATGTCGACCATGACGTGGTTCGTGCTCACAGAACTTTCTCCAATGATGCAGCGACGACGCACGTCGCAACGACTAGGTACAACGCGAGGCCGGTGACGAACGGCCACATGCTGCGCTTGCGTGGCGGATAACCTGTGCAGTGCTCGATGCTACGCACGATAGCTTTTGTCAACGCGATGTCGCGCTCAGTATCAGTCATTAGTGCACCTTTTTATCGTCTTTTTTGGCGTACGCGTCGAGCACCATCTCATGCAGCACACGCGCGCCAAGCAGCGACTTCATCAACAACTCATTGAAGTCGCTGTACGAGTTCATGCCACGGTCACGCACTGCAACCTGCATGGCGAGAAGCGCTGCGCTCGTGTTACCAAGCATCATCATGGATAGTACGTCAGCAGCTTCGGCGTCTGATTTTGCTGCTTTGATAGCAGTAATGGCTTCTTGCACGTGCGAGACTACACGTGCCGATGCGTCGTTAATTGTTCCTTGAAGAACTTCTTCCGCGAGTTTCTCAGTGGACATTGCCGCGCTCCTTTTTCAGCTTGAACTCGTAGTACTTGACGACTATCGCTGCGGAGAACGCACTGTCGGCTACGAGCCCCGTTTTCGCGATCTCGAAAGCTGACCGCATGTCTGCAGCGACCATGCCGCTTTCGGAAATCGCTGCACACACGCCTGCAGTGTTGATCGTCGTATGCAGACCGACATGTTTCATGTGCGTGGTAATTTCTGCAATCGACGGGTCTCTTCCGAGCAGTTCGCGCAAATACGTGAGTACGTCGTTGAGGCGATTGTTGAGCCCTCCGAGCACGTTTTTGTCCGTGATCTTGTCGAACTCGCTGCGTGCCATCAGCACTTCGATTGTTTCGTTTGTCTGTTCCATTTTCACTCTCCGTGGTGTCTCATAAGGTCAAGCAAGTCCGCCATGCGCTCGTACTTACCGTTAAGACGCTCGTAAACCGCGTGCTCGACTGTGCCCATCGCTTCGATGAAGATAGTGTTGGTGACTTTGTCTTGCACGCCGCGGTAGATACGTGCAATGCCTTGCTTCATCAAATCGGCTTCGTACAGCGGAGACACGAAGATCGTGGTGTCGCCGGCTGTCAGCGTAAGACCGTGTGCGCCAGTACGCGGATGCAGCAGAATCGTCTGGTACTTACCGGCTTGGTAGTCAGCGATGATCTGGTCGCGGTTTTCTTGCGACACAGAGCCGTCGATTAGCGCGCATGAGATGTTGCGTTCTGCACACATCTCCATGATTTGATCGCGTTGGTGGCGCCAGTTGAAGAACACGACACTATGCTTGCGCGCTTCGATCAGATCGACTACAAGCTCGTAGCGCGACTTGTCGATGACGACGTACTTGCCGTCTTCGCCGCCGGTGTACACGGCACCAGACGCGATCTGCAGCAGCTTGGTACGCAACGAAGCGGCGTGCACGGCGCTTACGTCGCCATTGTCCAGTTCCAACAGGCACGAGCGTTCCATTTCGTCGTAGGCTTTCTTAGCCTTGGCGCCGAGTTCGAACGGCATGTGGTGCTTGTGGTTGGGCGGGACATGCTTCATCACGCGCTCGAATTCGTGGCGTATGGTAATGTCCGCCAGAATTGCGTGGATTGCTTGGTTAGCGCCGGGTTTGTCTGTCCATTCGACGAAGTCCGGAGCGCCGGGGCGTGGCTTGGACGCTTGCATCACGTTGCGCATGCGCACGTAGCTTTTGCCGAGCCGCTTACCGTCATCCAGTAACAAACACGGATGCCACAGCTCCATGACCGAGTTTGGATTCGGCGTGCCGGACATCATGTACTTGTGCTTGAACATCCTGCTCAGCTTTAGCATCGCTTTGGAGCGTTGACTGCTCGCATGCTTGAAGCACGTGTATTCGTCGATGATCAAGTGATCGAAATCACGTAAGTAGTGCAGGTTGTCCGCGAGCCATTTGACGCCGTCAGTGTTGATGACGACGACATCGGCTTTACTATCGAACGCAGCTTCGCGAGAGCCGGCGTGTGCAAATGCCACGCTTACTGTAGGCGCGAATTTTGCAAAGTCTGTGCCCCATGCGGGCACCATAAGCGTCTTAGGACTGACGACCAAGCATCGCTTGCGGTCTTTCCGCGTGGCGTAATGCACCACTTGCGCTGCGGTCTTGCCAGTGCCGGGGTCGCTGTTGTCGAACCCGATGCACGTCGATTTAAGAAACGACCACGTCGCTACTTGATGCGGCCAGAGGGAAGGCTCGGAAGAGTTTGTTTTGCGTGACGACGCACGTGCCATTGGACACCTTTGATGCGTAGGAGACGGGGTAGTACGTCACAAGCGGTCCGGTAGCGACACGGACAGCGTTGGGGGCTGGGCTGCTGGCGTTTGCCTTTGGCTGCTCGCGCCGACCCGCGGTCGTCGCGGCTTCCCCGCGGCTCAGCCCAGCATGCTTTGAAGGAGCCCCCACCTTCGACGGACCAACGGGGGGCGATGTTGCTTTGGCAGGAGACTCGATGACCGTCGAGCCCGTCTTGATGCCTTTCAGCGATCCAGCGGCGATCTCGCTGGGTTTGGCTGCCGGTTTAGCGGCAGTCGCTTGGGTCTCGGTGGCGGTGACTGTACGTGGCACCGAACCACGTGAGGAGTGCCGGCTTTTAGCCGGGCCAGCGTCACCTACTGGCTGGTCCACAGCCTTACTGTAAGGGCGACGGATTGTTCGCGCAATAGCAGCGCCTGTCAGCGCGATGTTTTGCTCTTCGGACAGTGAAGCCAGCAGTTTTTTGCCAGAAGACGTTATCGAAACGTGTTTGCCGAAGCGGCCTGTTTCGATCACGCAGTACCCTTTCTTTGCGAGCTGCACGTGGTGTTCGTCTGGTCGTGCCGAACAGATCGCGAGGCCTTTCAATGCGGCAAGCAGTTCATAGTCCATGCCCATGTGCCTTTTTATACTCTTTGCCTACCCAATGTGATCTGTCAGCGCTTAGAGGCCTGTTGCATGACTTGCACTTGCCTGAGCGCAACAGCTCAACCACGTACGTACGGTTGTAAATTTTACCGGTAAACACAAGCGCGATGCTGCAGCAGTCGTTGCAGCCGCCGCAGATGTGACAAGCCTTGTCGTACTTTGGTGGCGCGACGTCTTGCTTCTCGATGACTTCGGCTGTGAGTTTTTTGTCGACTACGGGTGCAGTGGGCTTAAACCACTGGCGATTCTTACGCGCGTCTTTCAGCATCGACGACAAACCTCAAACGAGGCATCCCGCAGTTGAAACACGTGTCGCGACCCAAGTTACGCGGATCAGACTGGTTGCCACCGTCGCAGCAGTATTTGCATGCGCCGCAACCACATCGAAACTCGTCACCCTTCGTGTCGATGGTCTGCCTGCCGATAATTCGGAGCACAGTTACTACCTCTGGAGGCGTTTCGCGCCTGCTATTCGCAGGCGCTTCTTCCTTCTGAGGTTCTTCTTTCGCAGCTTGATCTTGCTTCGCAGGCTTGAACCACGACGATGTTTTGTTGCGAAGGTCATTGAGCATAACGCTTGATCCCCTTGATGTCGGCGCCGCGCAGCAACTCTGCGAGCGCTTCGGTGTGGCTCACGTCCTTGTTCATGTCGAACACGGCTTTCACCGCGTACTCGATGTCTACCTTGCAGACGCCAGTTGGCTTTTTGGCCTTGGAAGCGAAGTCGCGTCGCATTGCGTGCGTGGCAGATTGCTCGACAATGCCGGCGAGCATGGCGCCGGACGCGATGTTGCTAATGGTCACGGCAACGACGGCTTCGTCAGTCTCGACGTGGTACATGGTCAGCTGCGGCGAGTAGAACGCGTCGGCCGCGATCTTCGCGGCGTCGGCAGCGCTCAAGCTCTTCGCAAGCACGGTCTTGGACAGCCCGCGCTGGAGGATGTCGAGCGCGTCTGCGTGCGTCGGGCGCGACACCTTGATCTTGCGGTCCATGCGCCCTTCGCGAACGACAGCAGGGTCGAGGTTCTCGACATAGTTCGTAGCGAGGATGACGAGTGCGCCAGTATCGTCGAGACCGTCCATCTCTGCCAAGAACGTAGGCACGATGGTCTTTTCCATCATAGCCTGACGGCCTGTGCGGTGGCTGAGCAGCGCTTCGGCTTCGTCAATGAAGATGACGGCTGGAGTGTTGTGCTCGGCCTTGTATGCACGTGCTGCTTGGAACAGGCTGCGGATGGTGGCTTCGGCTTCGCCTACCCACTTGCTGAGCACTTCCGGGCCTTTCACGTAGATGAAGCCGTTACCAGCGCCGTTGTTGACCGCAGTTGCTGCAGCTTTGGCGAGCATTGTCTTGCCGCAGCCGGCAGGGCCGTACAGCACGATACCTTTTACCGGCTTTTTGCCGTACGCAGCGAACACGTTGCTGTACAGTCGTGGGTGTTCGATGGCCTCGATCATCTCGAGCTTGGCGCCGTCGTTGCCGCCGATGTCGTCCCACGTGATGCCAGTGGTACGTGACTGCTCTAAGCTGGTTTTCGTGCGCGGCACGACGCCAAGCGCCACGTTGCGCGTACTGTCCAGTCGTACAGTGTCGCCGACTTTGAACTCGACACCGTCAGTGGCGACGATGTCGTTCTGCGTGCCGTTGTCGTCTACAAGCAGACGGTTGTCGGCGAGCACGTCAGTGACGCGCGCGACACCGCCGTACTGCGGTGCGCTGTCCTTCGCCACGACCATATTGGTTTGTGGGTCGATGCGCACTTGATCGCCGACCTTCACGTCAACCTGCAAGCACTCTTTCGGCACGCTGACGATGCCGCCGTTACTGAGTACGACGCGATCCGTGTCGATACGCAAAATTACACCAAACTGGTGCGGTGCTTTTGCGACTTTTTCGAGCACCTTTGTTTGCTTTTCAAGCTCTGCATTCTGCTGCTTGAGCAAGCTTTCAAGTTCTGCGATGCGCTTTTCGTATACGTTGCGTCCGCCGCGTCGCAGCGTATCGTAGTCAAAAATTGAACTTTTCATAGCCATTGCTACCTCCAAGTAGCTAATTAAGTAGTTACACGCCGACCGGACAAGCGCCGGTACCGCGTGGCGAATACGGGCACCACTTGCAGTTGTGGGCCGTAGGGTTGAAGCGGAAGAACTTGTCGTCGTACATGCGCTGTGCACGCTGATCGAAGCGATTGACGTAGCGCAGCGCGTCGTCGCGGTTGAACACCAGCGGCTTGACGTGACCTTCATCCATGTACCAAAGCTCAGACACAATCGTGTCTGCGTCGGGGTACTTGATTGCGGCAAGTGCGCTGTAAAGTTGCAACTGCTGCACATGTTCAACTGCTTTGTACACCGACTTGCCGCTTTTGTAATCGCCGACGACAACGCGTTTGTCGTCGTCTACGCAGAAGTCGAGCGACGACCACAGCCAAATGCGGCTACGGTCTTTTGTCGGTTGCCAGTTTTCGTCGAACCACCACGGTTCTTCGGTGATGACTTGCCCAGCGATGTACAGCTCGCACATATAGTTGAGTGCGGGCTCGAACGCTTTCAGTTCCTTGGCTTGGTTGCTCAGTGCTTCTTTGCCCTGCACGTACAGCTCAAGGTTCTTGTGAATTGCTGAGCCGCGTGCCAGAGGATCGTTTTCTTTGCGTGGCGGCTCTGGCAGTTTTTCGATGTACCGAAGCTTTGCCCGGCCCGGGCAAGTCTCGTACACCATTAGTGCTGAGAAGGACCAGTGACCTGTGAACTGCGTCATTGCAGCGCGCCTTTTTCTTTTTCGCTGTTAGCTTGCACGATCGCCATGGCGAAGTCTGTAGCGGCTTTCACAGACGCAGGAGAGGTGTCCACAAATTCGGGCGGATTATGCGTGCACGCAGATTCAGCGACTTGGCAGTTCGGGCACTGGCGAGTGACAGTTGCGTCGAACGAGTTCATGCGCCCTGATGCCAGTGCTTGGATTATTTGGCTTACGACGATGGTAAGCATCTGCTCACGCGTGATCGAAGAGATCAGTTCAGTAGCGTCGAAGCGAATGATGCTACTCAGGTTTAGCACGTAGTACTCGTTGCTCTTTATCTTGTACGATTTCAGTGCTTCCATCGCCGCTGCGTTTTCAAGTTCGTCGCTCATTTTGTTTTCTTCCGTTGTTCGACTACGGTTATCGGAGTCGGTGAGGTTGCGGAGTCTTTGCGCACGAACTCAACTGGTTGCCAGTTGATAAGCACGCCACGTGCAGTGCGCTTCCAGTCAGACGGGTCGCGTACACGCTTGTCGAAGTCGAGACCTAGCGACTTAAAGTGCCGCTTGCGCCACGTTTTGCTATCTTGGAAGAACCGAGTGTCCGGGATCAGCGTGCGGAACACTAGGAACGCGTCCTCTTCGGTCATCAGAGACTGTTTCGTTGTGCGCGCTTCTTCGACGTAGCGGTCGATCAGCGTCTTGAGGATCGACAGCGGGTTGAACCGATTGTGGAAGTCGGCAAGCGCTTCCGTATCCGTCGGCATACGGTCCAAAATGTACTTGAGATCGCCGCGCTGGATCGCTTCTGCGAGCAACTGGTTGATGGAAGTCGTAGCCTCGTGGACCATTGCGCGGGCTTCGGTCTCGACTGGCTTGGTGACGAGGTTACTATCCACCACCCAACGTTGCAGCACGTCTGTGAAGCCGTCAAGTTCCGAGCCGCTGAGTAGCGTGCGCAGAGCGTTTGGTGAGAGCGAAATTTTCTGGTTCTGGTACTCGCCCATGTTGAAGCGGCGGTCAGTTCCTGAGATCACGACTGGCGTGCGCTCGTTGGAGTTGAAGATGAAGTTCGAAAAGTTCGGCGCGTTGTATGTCTTGACGCCTTTCTGGTTGATTTCGATAGGTGAGTCAGTGATCCAGTGACGCAGCTTCGACGTGAGCGCAGAGCTGTTACTCACGGAGCGCGTGTCTGCCTCTTCAAACACGACGAACAGCGCGTTCTCCAAGAAGGCGTTGAACTGCCCTTCGATCATGTTGAACTGCATGACGCGAATGTGTTCAGGACCGAAGATCGGAGCTAGCACGTACTTGATGAAGGACGACTTGCCGGTGCCTTCGACGCCGTGCCACACCCACGCAGTGCCTGTCTTGGTGCGCGTTTGGAAGATGTACGCGAGCCAGTTAATGAAGTGCGACACAACGTGCGGCTCAGGGTTGCCTAGCAAGTGCGTGATCAGCATCTTGATCGTTGGCGGAATGTCCTCAACAGACGACGGTACAGCGGAAGATTTGGGGCGCATCATGTACACCGTTGGGCGGAAAGTGTTGAGCTGTGTCGCTCCGTAGACGTACTGCGTGTCGTCAGTCGGATCGAAGATCATGTCAACATGGGGCAGCATCGTGTACTGAACGATGCCGTATTCTGCGAGCCAAGCTTTGGCAGCGCGTTCAGTGGAGTCGTCTACGCGTAGTTCACGCGTAGTCGGCTGGTACAAGCCGGTCTTAATAGAGGCCCCGCGATTTGTGGCGTAGAACGCCAACACTTCTGTGCCTTCTTCGAGTGGCGGCTTGCTAATAGCTTTAGGCGCAATCTTGCGAAGCGCCTTATACAAGTCTTCTGCGACCTCTTGGGTCTTTAGGTACGGCTCGCCCTTGAAGTTCTTGACGATCTCCGGGTTACGAAGGTCGATGAAGTACGCGAGGCTGTCGCCGCCGTTGACGTTGAACCGGATGTAGTGGTCACCGGACGCGCGGATGTCGCTGATCATGCACGGTCCTGACTTGAGCAGGATTTCATGCCCTTCAAACTGCGCTACGGCGTACTCGATCTCGCCTTCACCAACATCACGACGTAGGCGGTTGATCTTCTGGCGCACGTCGATGTGGTCTACTTGCGTGAACTGCGCAACGGTGAGGTGCGACTGCTTTTTCTTCACCAACTGGATTGGGTTCTTCACGTCGGGCGTGTACCCGCGAGTGACTGGCGGCGCGATGTAGACGATCTTGCTGGTGTATGCGCCAGTGCGGTCAAGAGGCCAGTGGAGCGCTTGCAGCGAATCCGACAGCGTGATCTGGCGCTCAAGGTCCGCGTTGCGGAAATTGATTTGCTCTATCCATGCGCGCTGTTGCTGCTCGGACATCGGCTCCTTGAGCAGCATGAAAATGTGCCCGGACCACTTGACCACTTCGGGCTTGAACATCGATGCAGAGAGCTGCGCGATGTAGCTGACGTTCTGGCACTCAGGCGGCAGGTACCGGCGCACGATCTCGGCGTGGTCCTTACCTTCGACCTTGTCGAAGTCGAAGACGATCCACTGGCGCGGGGACTTTGAGGTTTTGCCCGCCCGCGATTCCCGCACCAGTGGTTTCGTCAACTGTCCGCCGAACAGGCAATGGCCTTGCGCAGCGTGCTTGACCAGCAAGTCATAGAACTCTTGCAGTGTCTCGCATTGTTCGTGGTAGCTGGTCACGCGCGACACGTACGGGTACGGCGTGGCAGTGAACAGTCCCTTTTGCATCAGGAACGTCTTAGTCATGGCGACAGACGCTCCCATGAACACAAGCTCCATGTTCATGTTCCTCAAAGTCTAGTTGGCGGGCGAACGTAGCTTAGCTCCGAGGTGAGCTTGGTGCAAACCGGTGGTCGTACACGACTGCTTCGATCTTTTCGCGGCGCACGTAGAAGCCATGCATACTCAGCGCGTGCATGAACACAATCATGCGATACTTCATCTCGTCATAACTGGAGTCGCGTGACGTGCAAAAAGCGTCCTTGTTGCTGCGCTCTGTGTGCGACAGCCACAGATTCGCTAAGTTAAATTTGTGCTGCACGCATATATTTTCAAGCAGAGCGCGTCTACTTGAGCCGTGTTCGACAGGGTCTAGTGTGACGTGGCACTTGAAGTATGTTGGCGTCGGATGCGCACGCTTGACTTCTTGTTTAGCGCCATGTTCGAGCGCTAGGTACGCTAGGCGTGGAGAAACGCTGACGAGCAAAATGGCTAGCGTTTCGTGCTGCGCAATAATCAGTGTGATAGCTGCGAACATCAGTAAAATCATGATCGCCATTGCTTCGAACACTCTTATGATCTTCATCACGAGGCTCCTAGCTTATGCTGACTTGTGCACGCCGTTCGTAGAACTTAGCGCACATGTGTAATTGGCCGTTTGGATGCGCGAGGCGCCATCCAGTGTACTTGTCCTGTTTCCATACAAAGCCGTGCGTACCACAGTACTTGCACGTCTTGTACGTAGCACTTCGTGCGCGAAGTTCGTTGCCCTGCTCGTCTACGATGCCGAGGTCGTACGCCAGTTGCTGCGGAATTTTGCCGGCACGGTACGCGCTTCTGTACTCGTCCATGTCGAACGTTTCGGATACCGCCATGTCTGCCGTGTCACCCATAGGTCACCTAGTACTTTTGGAAGCGCCGCACGTTGCGAACGTGGCGCCTAAGCAGCATTGCGCCGCGTTCGCAGTTGTCGCAGTAACCGTAGGCGTCGCTCAATGGCTGTGCGCTTGCGTCGCCAGTGTGGCCTTTGTCGTTGCATGTGCTGCATTTTGGTTTGGCAGTCACTGATCTGTACCACAACCAGAAAACGAGCACCTGTACGACTACGCCTGTTACTTGAGCTGCGATGCCGAACGGCATGAGAAGCAGTCCCCACGGTGGGTAGCTTGTTGCGTACATGACGTACTTGTTGATTCGCACAGTGTCACTCCTTCTCGAACATCCACGGTTGCACCGAAAACGTCGGAACGTGTTTGCCGTTGACGTACGGTTCAAGGATGCACGTGTCTTTCGTCTTTTCCTGCCCTTCCAAGAACAGCACGATGGCGTCTTTCGAGAACACGATTGCGTGAATTTCGTCGTGCCGCATCGAGTACCACGATCCGGCTTCGTACGTCGTTGACACTGGCATGTACGTACCGACGTCTGGCGAAAGCCTTGAGTATTCGCCGGGCGTGCCCTTGTACTGCAGCGTCGTCTTGGCGAATTTGTCGCCTCTCAACGGGTTGTCTGTCGGTAACCACAGCGTGTTGACGACTGCGCCGCGTAGTACGCAGCACGCAAAGTCGAAACGGTGGCTGTGCGGTGTGATTGTTGTGGGTTGCACGCGCGTATTTTCAAACAGCCGTGCGCGGCCGAGCATGTAGCTATCGAGGCCGGGGACGATGTAGTTGCTCAGCTTCGAATGAAGGAGCATCTCAAGATGGACCATGCCGTTTTCCATGTCTTGCTCCAAAGAAAGAGCCCCGCCGAAGCGGGGCTCTTGGTTGCGCAATTGCCGACTCGGTTTAAGCCGCGTCGCCGGTGCTGCCGGTGTCGTCGCTGATCACGACGTTGCCGGTCAGGTGACCGTTCGGGTTGTCCTTGGTGCGCGAGTCGAGCAGCTTGATCAGTTCGTCACGGCCCTTGGACAGATTGGCGATGGCGCTGGCGACCTTGCTGCTGGTGAAGCCGAGCTTCTGCAGTTCCTCGATCTTCTTGCTGACGGAGGTGATGCCTTCGACGAGGGCTTCGTCGGAGAGCTGGTCGACACGCACGTTGGTGCCGATGCCCGGGCAGGAGATGAAGAACGCCGCAGCGATGGCGAAGGTGTGGTTGAGCTTGGACATTTCAGTTTCCTTTTGAACGGTTGGTTGGTCAGACGCTTGGGTGTTGCACTCCGCAGCGGCGTCCGCGCTGGGAGAATTCTGGTTGGTCGGCGGAAGCAGCACGCCGCTGTGCAGAGCGCCGGCTGCGACGATCTGCCACAAGTACGTTGCAGTACCTGTGGCTCTCTCGCCTGCTGAGCGTACGCTTTCGAATTGTTTTTGTGCATAGCTCCAAGCATTTGCTACGAGCTGCACGTTTTGTGGCAGTGCTGCAGAACACGCTGGTGCGCAGTTGCTAACGTACGATGCGACGTCTTTGCAGTCCAACGCACTGATGGCTCGCAAAACGCTCGGCGCTTTTTCCTTGAGGAGCTCTTGCAGTTTGCCCATGTGCACTTTGTTGTACGGCAAGTGTGCAGGCCACGCGACCGTGTCTTTGGCGGTTGTGCAGTAGTACGGCAAGCTCAACTTTCCGTCGGCGTACAACACAGCGGCTACGCAGTACCACATCGTCCGCGCACCTTGTTGCTTTTCGAGGCCCTGCAGAATGGCCGGTATCGACGACATCGAGTACGTATTCCACAGTAAAGGCACGGGCACAGTGTTGCTGGAAGCTTGCGTTGAGTCGTCAAAAAGTTGCTGCAGTTTGTCAGGTTCGGTGTTCGAGACGTGCAGTATTTCGTCGTGAAATGCCGTCGCTGATACTCGCAGCAGTTTCTGCGTTTGCAACAGCAGGTCAACGCTGTAGATTTCAAGGTGTTTCGGAAGGATTATCATTGAGTTCTCCGTATTCGCATGAAACGTTTTGAGGGAAGAAGATGGTGCGGCCGTCTTTGAGGACTGCCATGCGGTCCATGGCCGCCACGTGTCTGACGTTGCGCCACTCTTCTTCTCCGCAGCGCAGGTACATTGTCGCCGGTGAAGTAGCGACGTTGGTTACCTTAATCAGTGTGTTAACGAGCAGTCCTGCTGCTACGCCTAATACCACGCACGCGAGCGCTACGATCACGTGTTTGATGTTCATCGCGCCAGCTCGATAGCGAAACGAAGCGTTCGGGCTACGTCGCGTGAAATTTCGACGGTACGAGAATCGTTGAGCATTTCGATGCTCGGAGTTCGTTCGGGGTCATCGACGTTGTTTAGCATGAACTCGACGCCGCTAGGGGTTTGAATGTGCACGCCTCCTTGCCCGTTAATTCCGACGTAGTGTGGAGCGTGCTTGATCATCCGTGATGTAGATTTCCACGGAGCGGCAAGAATCTGCCCGCCAATGTCGAGTTTTGCAACTACGACTCTTGACACGTTGAGCTTCATGATTCGCACAACTGGCCCGCGACTCACGTACAGTCGTTCAGCTGCCGGGTTGTACGCGAGCAGCGTAGAGCTGTCGATGTTGTACGGGTTTGACTTTTTGAAATTTCGAGTCGTGGGGTCGAAGAACGACTTAACGTCGTGGTCTTTCGGCCATACAAAAAGCTCAAACGCGTTGGCTTTGTACAAACCTTCGTGCATGAACAGATCAGAGTGTTCTATTTGCATCTCGTCAATGCGCATGTTGTGCCTCGCAAGTAAAACCCGTGCAGCTTGTGCTGCACGGGTTGTTGGTAGGTTGGATTACTCCAGCTCGGCGACCTTCGACTTGATCTTCTCGATGCCCTCGATGGCGATTTCCAGACGTTGCTCGATGGTGGGCACGGTCACTTCGACAGTAACGCCGTGCAGCAGCTCCAATTGGTGCTTCATCGAGCGCGATGCGGCGATCAGCGCATCGTTGCTGAGATGCTCGACGAGTTCGCCCGGCTGGTTCATGCTCAACTGAGCAAGCTTGGCGCGTTTGACCACCTCGGCAATGGTCGCCGGGATGTTGCCGGCGAGTGTCATGCCGACGGCGCTCAAGTCCTGATCGTGGCGCACAGTGTGGCCTGCATACAGGCGCACCAGTGATTCGACTGCCTTGGCATCTGGCGGTTGTACGTTGATAACGGCGTCGAGGCGGCCCGGGCGCAGCATGGCCTTGTTGATGCTCTCGATGTCGTTTGTGGTCAGCACCAGCAGCACGTCCATGCTTTTCGTGTCGACACCGTCCAGTGTGTTGAGCACGGAATCAATGTCGGCGGTGCGGTTGCCATTGGTTGTGCGGTCGATGTCTTCGCAGAACATCACGACGCCGTTGGAGCTGTTACGTGAAGCGAAGCGCAATGCGAACGGCAGATCAACAGCCTTGGTAACGTACATGAAGGTCATGCCGTGGGCTTGTGACAGCGCGCCGGCATAGCGGGCAGCCAATGTTTTGCCGGTGCCGAATGGCCCGCCAAGCAATACACCGCGCTTGAATGGGATGCCGTTGGCAGCCAAGTCTTGACGGCGACGGATCGGCGTGAACAGGTTGGTTTCGAGCGCCTGCGTCACGTCATCGGAGTACACCAGCGCGCTGCGGTCGATTTGCGTGTCGATGAACTTGATGATCGGCAGCTCCAGTTCGTTGTTGTCGTAGTCCGAGAACGTGACGCGAATCGCTTTGTGCATGTACAGCGAGTTGTCCTTGAGGTAATCGCGGACCTTCTGCACGATCTTGTCGAACACCGGCGATGAGCCCTTGGTGATTTTGCCGGTCAGCGAACCCTGTACGCCAGTGGCGGAGTGTGCGTAAGTGATCTGCAGCGTGCCGTTGACGCCGGGCAGCGACAACGAGCCCCACGGCACCTTGACCGACGAATTCACGCCGTTTTCGACATCGACCATGACCGGCGGAGTCGGGCCGAAGATACCGGGCGTCTTCTCCTGCTGGATGTAGCCGTATTCGGCTTCGAGCACGCGCATGATTGCGTTCGCAGTGTCGTACGGATGGTAGTCGAAGTTCGCGGCAGCGAGGATCATTTCCTCGTTCGCCTTGATCTGACGTTGCAGCGACTGGACTGCTTCTTCCAACGACATGTCTTCCGGCAACAGCAGCTTGTCGCCTTGGTTGATGATCTCGACGATCTTGATCTGCTTGGCTGCGGCCTCGCCGACAGTCTTGTTCGGCTTGGCTTGCGTTGCGGGCTTGTCTTGCGACCCAACTTTGATAACGGCCATCGTGTCTTACTCCTTACTTCTTGGTTTTGCGCTTGAGTGCGCGAGAGGCCTTGCCGTTGCACACGGCAAGAGGGAACTTGGCGGCAGCAACGACAGTCGTCACTGCGGCGCTTTCGGAAGAGGCTGCCCAACCACAGTACGCGTCGCGCATAGCGCGGTTGGAGAAGCGGCGGGCGTGTGCACCGGACTTGCGGTCACGGTAGGTTTTGCCGTTTCGAACGTTCATTCGTCGTCATCCTCGGGGTTGTTGTGGTGGTGGACTTCGTTGTCTTCTTGCAGCACAAACAGCAGCTCGCTGGTTACTTTCAGCACGCTCGCTCTTTCAAGCTCATCTACGTGCTCGCTTAGCGCATACGGTACGTAGTCAAACGCGTAGAACATGACGTACGCTAGCTGTGTCCCAACGTAGTGACGCACGTAGTACAGTGCTTTGAGTGCATGTCGAGCCATGCCGTTTTCTTCGAGTACTTCGTAGAATCTGTCAGCGCTGTTTTTGCCGACCAAGTCGAAATCTACGATGTCAAATTTAAGCGGCTGTCCTTTGACTACGTACACGCGCTCGTCGCCGAGTATCGTGAACTCGTCTTTTTCGGCCGCAGTGAATATGTCGTTCATTCCGGGTCTTCCAGAAAGTCGGCTTCGGATGATCCGGTGCCGAACATGATTTCGTCGATGACGCGTACAGTCGCTGCTTGCAGCGTGTCGTTGAGCGCGAGCGTTTGCTCAATGAAGTTTTCCGGCACGTGATCGAACGCGTAGATTGTGGTGTATACGATATTGTTGCAGCTGTTGTAGTGCGCTACGGCGAAGTACGCTTCGCATGCATTGATGTTGTGTCCGGCATATTCGTACGCTTCGCAGAAGGCCTTGTAGCTACCGTCGTCTGTGTCTGAGAGGCTTTCAAGCCGCACGACAACTGGCTCTCGTTTAGCGATGTAGACGCTGCTTTTTTCGAGACATTTGATCTTGTCGTACAACAAAGCTTGGTCACTCATTGTCGATCTCCTTGTATACGTAACCTTCGTTGTCGCGGGTGATGAACACGCGATAGTTTTTGGATCGCACTACGTTTGCTACTGTTGCGTTTTTGAGCGTAGTCTCGCCTGCCAACGTGGCGTAGTGATCGGTAAGCGGATGCCAGAACAGCCACAACCTGATTTTTACAATCACGTCTTCCTCGTCCGGGTCGTATTCGCACGAGCAGAAGAACGCTTTGACGTCGTTGATCGTCAGTGTCGTTTCTTTCTTGATCGTGTCTGCAAGCATGTTGCTGACGACGGTTTCGAAGTCGTGCACGTTGTCGTCGTTTTCGAACACCAGTTCGGCGTACGGGTCGTACAGTGTGTACATCGAGAATGGCTCCAACAACTGCGCACCTTTCTGCATTAGTAGGCCGCGCACATTCACTTGCTGTCTCCGATGTCGAATGCGACGCTTGAGAAGGTCACGTACAGCAGTGAGATCATTACAGGGCGCATCTTTGGCTCGGATGTCGGGTTGTCTCTTTTCGCCTCTTCGTGCGTGCTTTCAGGCGCTACCTTGAACAGATGCAACGTAAGCTTCTTGAGCGCGTGGCCTTCTGAATTTTTGTCGAACTTTTCCCTGTCGTAAACGAAATGTGGGAACCACGCTTTGTAGTCGCTGAGTTTGCTTTTGAAGTTTTCTTCCAGCGCCTTTTCAAGCGTTTCGCACACATGTTCTTCGAGGTTAATGTCTTCGCCTTCTTCAAGCTCGAACACGAGTGCTGTCGGAGGCTCGTACAGCATGTACGTCGAGCTGGCGTACAGTTTTTTGAGGCCGAGGGTTGTGAGTTTGTCGAACAGGGACATTTTTTGCTCCTCGTGTCTGCTGGTAACCAAAGTCACCGGCAATAAAAAAGCCCGGTGCCACCCTCTCGGGTAGCACCGGGCAAGCTGGGGGTTGGTTATGCGAGCGCTGCCTTGAGCTTCTCGGCAGCGTTGGCGAGAGCGGCTTCGTCCTCGGCCTTGCGCTTCATGCTCTTGCGGTCCTGAATGACCTTGAAGGCGTCGATGGCGGCCGCAGCGCTGTTGTTGTAACGATGGTACGCCGTCGACTCGTCACCAGTGAAGAACGCCATGCGGATTGATTCGCCGCCGCGGTTCTTGAGGCTCGCGCCGTAGGCCGTGCACAGCTCTTCGAGGTAGATGCGCAAGTCTTCCAGCTCCTGCTCGACACGCTCGCACACGAGGTGCGTCTGGTCGTGCAGCGGGAAGTTGACGCCGCGCAGCTCGATGTCCGTCTTCTCCAAGCCCGGAGGTGCGGTCTCGTCGGCAGCGCGATTGTCGGTGAGGTGCGCGAACACCTCGTCGCTGACGACGCCTTCATCGGCGCGGATGGCCAACTGGCGGTCGATCATGGCGCTGAACATCGCGTTCTTGAGCAGCAGCTCGCTCAAGGTGATCAGGTACTTGCTGGAGCTGCGCGCCGGCAGCGAGTCGCACAGGGCTTGGAACGTCGGCTTGAGGTCGGTGCCGTGGCGTTCGAGCAGCATGGTGTAGAACTTGTCGCGGTTGGGGTTCTTGTTCTCGTACTGCCCGGTGTCGGGCATCTGCTGCATCTTGATGAAGCTATCGATGCTGGCACCGAGGAGGGCCTTGCCGTAGGGAGACAGGGAGAGTTTGCGTTGAGTGCTCATGGCTGGGTTCCTGAATGTGTGACATTTGGGTGGGTTGGTAGTGGCAGCGTTCCGTGCCGCAGTTGCAGACAGAGGCATACGTTCGGCCTCTGCTTCGTCCTCTTCGGCGATCAGCTCTTCGAGCGGGTCACGGGCTACTTCGTAATCCGCGCCTTCGAACTGATCGTTATTCGTAATACGCTCTTCGGCGAGAGCGCGTGCGTTCTGACGGGTGAGCGTAACCATGGCTCACCCTTGCATCGGCGCGTGCTTGATCCCTTGGGTACTGATCGTCTGACCGACGCTGTAGGCGTCGTGTGCGCGAGCAGCGAACGCGGCACGTTGTGCCTTGTCGTTGATGTCCATGATGTAGTTGGTCACGGACTTCATCGTGATCGGGTCGTACACGTGTACTCGTACAAGCAGCGAGTCCGGTCCGACTCGAAACATGGGCTTGATGGACGGTTTGATCATGTGAAAGCTCCTGAGTAACGCACCCATGACAGGTGCTGGTTAAGACGTTCGTAGCCGAAGGCCCACGAATAGAAGCGGAGGTAGAGGGAGAAGCAGATGCCCGCAGCTTCTGCCTGCAGCAGACCCATGGTTGAAGTGCCGAAGAACATCCACAGGATGGTGCCGTGCAGAATGACGTCGACGTAGCCTTTGTATCCAACGATGCGGCGCAGCGTTTGGGGTGACATGTGGGTCAGCAGCAGGGCGAATGACGCGAATGAAACGAATGCAGCAGTGAGCATCTGCGTTCTCCAGTTGGTAAGTAGAGGTGCTGGTTACAGCGTCCAGCGGCCGTTTGGCTCGGATGTGGCTACGGCTGACGATCTATCTTGCATCGTAGTGTCTTTGGACTGGGCTTGCGCCCTGCGCACCGTACGCGGCGTCCTGTTTGACGGCTGCTCTTCAAGTACACGTGAAGACCGAGAGCTGGGTTGATCACGGTTGGCGTGTGTGCGGTTGCTACGGCCAGTGCATGGGATGTGCCTCTTGTGTCAGAGTTTTTCAGGTGCAGCGCAAGTACTGCATAAGTCGAGTTTGGTGTGATGGCCGTATTCAGGCCATGTTGGTGTCAGATCAGCGCGAACAGTTGCGTAGCGCAGTTCTGCGTATCGCACGTGTTGTCCGCACTGGTTGCAGTGTTCCCACTGCGTACCGTTTTCGTCTACGACGCCAGCCATGTCAGTCTCCTGTCGACACGACGATAAATCCACTCAACGAGCGAAGCGAGTTTGTTCTTTACCGCGGTTACGATGTTTCTCCGAAGATGTAGTTGTGCGCGGCTTTGCGCGCGGTGTCCCAACCGTCACGTGCTGACAAGAGCAGGTAGGTTGGGGGTGATGCGCGCATGCGCATGTAGTTTGTGGCGCGGTCTTCGAGTAGGTCTGCGTATGTGGACGCAGCGTTTGCACGAAGGGGCAGTGCTGTCAGAGATGGCACTACAACGTCGCGAATGAACGCGGAAGCGTGCACTGCAGCGGCACGAATGTAGGGGTTACGCCAGTCCAATTTGTCGTCGTAGACGACGTGATGACGAGGTTGTTTTTTGCGCTTGGACATGATACCGGGTACCTGAACAGGTTTTGGAGCGAGGCAACATGAGAGCGACAGGCCGTCAGGCCTCTCGAACACTCGTATGAAAAGCGCTCAACAGGGCAGAAGTTGGAGCGACAAATGTTCCAGAGTTGTGTCGTAAGTGCTTGTTTCTAGGCGTCGCATTTCTTTCTATTCATAAATAGATAGATAGGACGGTAAAAAGTGGCATAAGAACTAGGGGTATGAAACAAGCGTTTGAGAAGAGCAATAGAGTGGTGAGGGCTCTGAAACGTAAGCAGGACGCCAGTTGTAGGCTGTCAAGGGGGTAGGTATATTAGCGTTCATGCATAAACGTGCCAAGAAACTGAGCGGAAAATCCGGTGAAATTTCGCCGAGGTCCGCGACATGTCGCGCTCTATATTTTGTTGGCACGTTTGGCACGTTAGTGTGATGCAACACCAGCACAGCTTCCAAGCATAGAAGAATTACGTTGTCAAATGCTTAGTCAGCGCGCATTTAGCTTCGGCGCTTCGCAGTTGCAACGTGACTTAGTGCGTGGTAGCGCATCTCCCGTACGTGTCGCAGCTCCACCGCCACCGTTCCGGGGCAGTGAGTAAGCCCCACGCCCTGCGGGCGTGGGGCGCGACCCTCACGAGGTCAGGATGTTGCTCGTACCCTTCGCGATGCCGATGGCGATGCCGGCGAGCACACCGACACCAGCCGCGATGCCGACAGCCTTGGCGGCCTTGAATGCGATGGGGTGCTGATCCTTGACGGCGTTGACGCGGTCGAGGAACGAGGGCGAGGTATCGACGACTTCGCCAGCGACGGGGGAAGCGACAGCAGCAGTTTCAGTCTTGCGAACCATGGTAGTTCTCCGGAGTTGAGAGCATCGGGATGATGCACGACGAAAAACCCACTGTGCGAGCGCAGCGAGCTGCACTTCACACAGTGAGTATCGTAGTCAGGCAAGCGACGCAGCGAAGTCTTCGAGTTCTTGCTTGGTGGGCAGAGCACGACGTTGCGGGTGCGCAGCGAGGAAGCGTTGCACGAGCTTGGCGCGGATGGACATCTGAGCGCGGTAGTCGACCTTGCCGGTGTATTCGCCGAGACCGGGAAGACCGGGTTGCTCGATTCGAGCGATGCGCTTCTCCAGTGCGGTGAGATCACGTACACGCATTTCGAGAGCAGCGACCTGTGCCTTGAGCATGTCGACCTGTACTTGCAGAGTGGGCTTACTCATAGTCAGCCTCCATGATCTGAACAACTTCGAAGACAAGGTCAAGGTCATGCGAGAGCAGGAAGCGTTGCAGTTCGTCGTAAGTCGTCACGGTACACCTCGTATGTGTGAGAGCATCGGGATGATGCACACCGACAAATCCACACAGCGAACGAAGTGAGCAAGCTTTAGAGTTTGGGAAGCACCCGGGGTATGGGACTCCGACGCTTTGTTCTACGAGGGTGAATCCGAAGTGGGAGGGGGGTAAGCGGCGAGGTAGGGGTAGAACCGAGCATCCAACCAGCGTAGAACCTCCCTTTAGACCACTCAGCCTCTTGGTCTCAAAATTTCTTAGCCTCTTGGTCTCTAAGTTTCTTGTCCTCTACACACCTTGGTACCAAAATTTCTCAGCCAGAAATTTCTCAAATTCCAAGCAACGGGACTCCTAAATTGCTCTCGACAAAAAATTCAGCACACGGCACCCTTGGGACTCCGACCACTCCCCGAAGGGACTCAAAAATGAACCTGAAAGAGCTGATCCAACAAGCACTGGTCGAGAACGGAGAGAGCACAGAGTCAGAGTTGAACCGTGATGTGCGCTACTACGACGTCGCAAGCGTGCGCGAAGCGCTTGAAGCGCTGCAGAAAGAAGGAAAAGTGGCTGTCCGCACGATCAATGGACGGCGTTACTGGGACGCGATACCCTTTGATGGCCCGACGGGCACTTTCACGCCTTTGAAGAGCAAAGACCAATGACTTCTGCTGCTGCAACAGTCAACCATCTGTTCTACCCGAACTGCACGTTCACGTTCTCAGTGACGTTGAACGACGCAAATGGCGACCCTGTCGACCTGACAGGCTACACGGCGTTGATGCACGTGCGCCGTGAAAAAGACGACGAGACTCCGGTGCTAACGTTAAGCACCGCCGCGTCTACAATCACGCTAGGAAGCAGCACAAGCAACATCGTAGGTACCTTGCCAGCGACGTCGACCGACATTGAAGTCGATCCGGACCACGAAATCTGGTACTACGACATTCTCCTCACCAACACGTCGCCCAACCCGGACGTTGTTGAGCGCAAAATTCAGGGTTGTGTGTACGCCTACTACGGAGTAACCCGGCCGTGATCGACGAAGACCGCAAGATCGGACCCATCGAAGACATTTTCCGCACTACGCTGGCCGTCGTGCTCGCGCTGCTGCTGCTCGCGCTGATCGTCAGCCTAACCGGTTGCAAGACCATGCCGGTCGATCCGAATCTCACCACGCTTACGCAGAGCATCGAACGCCAACAGGAGCGCAACCACGTCCAGCAGCGCGAACTAGAAGCTCAGCATGCGCTCAACGACCAGAAGACGCTTGACAAATGCGCGGCACCGACAAATGATGCGGATCGCGCAGTCTGTTTCCTTGGCGCAGTTGCGTTGAAATTGGCGGGCAATGCCACCTCAAACTCCAACGGTGCCGCCCAAGCCCCTGTGATGCCCGCCTACCAGCGCCCCCCAACTCCGGTTGAGCAATTCGCCACCGGAGTTGGGGCGGTGTCCGGTCTCGTGAACCCGGCAATCGGCGCGTTCGCCTCTTACAAGATGCGCAAGTCCGACAATGCGACTACTGTCGCCGTCGCCGGCATCAGCGCAAACCGCGAGACTGCGACTGTGCAGGCCCTATCAAACGCGATCACGATGCCTCCGCCTCCACAGGCAGCGCCGATCCCGACGTACAACATCGGCGGCGACTACATCGGCGGTAATTTCACGACCACCGACACCGAGACGACTACCACGACCACCACGACCACCGAGATCGATGTGTCTATTGCCAATTCGCAGATCGGCACCGGTAATCGCATGAGTTCGCCGAACGACAGCTACAACGACAACAGCACCGACACCGACAACAGCGTCACCAACCCGCCGCAGCCGGATGCCCCAGTCGAAGTGACGCCGTTCGTGCCTGCTTACCTGATGGGGCGCCGCAAATAACGCTGCGTTGCTTGAAAAATCGCAGCTATGCTGTATGTTTGCGCGGACAATCGGAGCCACCGCCATGCCAAAATCAACCACCTTCGCGAACGACCTGATGTTGCTGGTCTTCAACGCAGTCGCCATCGCTGACATCGCTGAAAACGACTCGAGTTCTCCGGCGACCAGCCTGTACCTGTCCCTGCACACTGCAGACCCGGGCATCGGCGGCTCGCAGCTCACAAACGAAACGAGCTACACCAACTACGCGCGCATCGCAGTCGCCCGCACGGCAGGCGGTTGGACCGTTGCCGCAGGCGCTGCGAGCAACGCCGCCTTGGCGCAGTTTGCGCAGTGCGGCGTGACCGGCGCGACGATTACGCACGTTGCTATCGGAACGGCGGCGAGCGGCGCAGGCAAGGTGCTCTACGCCGGCGCACTCAATTCGAGCCTCGCGGTCGCCAACTTGATCCAGCCACAGTTTTCGATTGGTGCGCTGACGGCGACGGAGACCTGAGCATGGGCGCCGAGGCTCCTGTTTATCGGTGCACAGAGTGCGGCGTCGTAGTGATCGTGTCGCCGGACCGCGAAATCGCTCGTGCATGCGGGCACGACGGCGCCGGAGTCGTCGTCGACATGTCCGCGCATGTGACCGCGTCGGGCCGTGTGAGTACGCGCTGATGGCCGGGTTCCGTTCCGTACGCGAGTACGCTGCCGCGTTCGACGACGGGCGGACCCATTTCTGCGCGTTTCGAAAGGTGCCGGGCCAAGCCAGCGTCGCAAACTGGTGGATTGACCTGAGCATGGCGGCGGGCAATCCGTTGCCGAACTACTACGCCACGAGCCCCGCTACGGCTGCGGTGCTCGACGGCAACCGCGGTGTATTCCACGGCGCCGACAAGGCGCCTGCGTCGATGCACCTGACAGAATGGGGGCTCGTTACGCCTACGGCCGGATTGGTCGGCGCTTACACACTGCTGGACTACTTGCTGTACTACCCGTTCATAGACGGCGACGACACCGACGTACAGGCGATGGACAACACCGTTTCGCTGCCTCGTTACGATGATGGCGAGGGCGTCATGGTAATGGCTGTCGCGGTGGCGCCGACTACGGGCAGCGGCACGTTCACGTTCAACTACATCAACCAAGACGGAATCGAGCGCACGTCACCCGTGCAGGGCTGCTCGACGACAGCGGCAAACATCGCCAGCATCGTGACCAGTCAGCCGGCAGTGGCGAACGCAGCGCCCGGGCCTTTCCTCGCGCTTGCCAACGGAGACCGCGGCGTCCGCAGCATTGTTAGCGTTACCTTTTCCGTGCCCAACGGAGGACTGCTCGCGCTAGTGCTCGCCAAGCCAATTGCGCAGTCTGTGATCCGCGAGATCAACACGGCTTGCGAAGTGAGCTACGTCAACCAACGAGTCGGGGCACCGCGCATCTACGACGGCGCGTACCTCGGTTTCATAATGAACTGCGCAGCGACCGTCGCCGCCGGGCAGCTCGCCGGACACTTAAAATTCGCGTGGAGTACATGATATGGGCTGGACATCGCAAGACGACCTGATCAACCAGATCAGCAGCAACGGCAAGTATCTGCGCCGCGACCACGCGAAGCTGACAAGCCCGGTGCACACGGCAGGCGGATGGCACAGCCTCGCCGGATTGAACGGCAACCCGAACGCGACGACGTACCCGAGCGCGCAGGACTTGGTGTTCCAGTCGTGCTCTGAGCTTGGCGGCGACGCCGCGAGCGCGACGCTGCTCGGCATTCAGCACGGCGGGAACGTGAGTCCAGCGACGAAGCACATCCTCAACGTCGGCGCGATCATGGTGGCCGCAGCCGGCGCGCCTTGGCAGGCAAAGCTGGTCGACCTGCAGGGCTACTACCGCATGGCGACGACAAACGTCACCGGAACCGGATCACGCACGCTGATCAACAGCAACACGTTCACCGCGTCGAGTTCGTCCGGACTGCTGCTGACGTTCACCAACGACTTCAACACCTACAGCAAGGTGCGATTCACGACGACGACGACGCTGCCGACAGGGCTCAGTCTCGCGACGGACTACTGGCTGGTGCGCGTCAGCGCCACGACTGCACGCGTCGCGACCAGCCTCGACAACGCCATCGCAGGAACGGTCATCGCGTACACAGACGCTGGCACCGGCACGCATACGATGACGATGCAGATGCCGCGCTATCAGGATGGCGTCGGGTGCGAGGCATTCTTCGTTGCGCAGACTGCACCGACTGCCGGCGGCCCGACACTGAGCGCGAGCAGCTACACGAACACGGCAGGTACGGCAGGGCGTGCGTTCCAAGGTTCAGTGACGATGGGCGCAGCGGCTGATGCTTATGCGACACGCATCCTGCACTCTGGCAACGCGGCTGGACGATATGGCCCGTTCCTGCCGAAGCAAGGTGGCGACACGGGCATCAAAAGCATCGAGTCGTTCACTTGGTCGGGCGGCACGGCGTACACCGGCTCAGGTGTCGTGGCGCTCTGCATTGCCCGCCCGCTGCTCGACATTTCGTTGCCAGTCACCGGCATGTGGTCGGAACGCGATCTGCTGAATCAGCTTCCGAGCCTGCCGCGTGTACAGGATGGCGCGTGCCTTGCGTGGATGCTGTTCGGCACTGGCGCGACGACCACGGCCAGCCCGTTCAACGCTGCGCTCGACTTCGGGTGGGGCGGGAGTTAATCCATGCTCGTCGGCAACGGCATGCGGTTCGGAGGCCAGCCCATGCGGACCATGGGTGGCGCTAGCGCGGGTAGCCAAGAGCGCGCGCGCTGGCTGCTGTCCGGCGCGCTGCGCAACTTCTACGCTGGCGAAGCGAGCGTTTCGGCAACGTCGGCGATTCCGAACGGGCACTTGCACCCGAGCGCGTGGATACTGCCGACCAAGCCCGGAGGCATGGCGACGTACACGTCGACATACGGCACAGGCGACGTTACGTACGGAAACCTTGCTGGCGGTCTCAACGCCGAAGCCGACTTGACCGGTAGTGGCGGCATCAGCACGGCGGCAATTGCGTGGATCATCGTCGCGACTGCTGCGCTCGCAGGCGCCGGCACGATCACCGCCGGTATCACCGGAAAACTCGAAGCGGTCGCCGGACTGACCGGCAGCGCCAACGTGTCTGGCACGCTGAACGCGGTCGTGGACATCGCGGCTACGATTGCCGCCAACGGAGACCTCGCGGCGTCACTTGCGGGCGCGCTTGAAGCCGCCGCAGGGCTTGCTGGCAGTGGCGACCTCATTGGCGCGGTCAGCGCACTCGGGGCAATCACGGCCGATCTGACTGGCGGTGGCGGCGCATCCGGCGACATGCTCGCGACTTGGCCGATGCAGGCCGGGTTGACCGGATCGGGCGCAGTGTCCGCGTCACTTGTATCGCTCGGCAACATCGTCGCGGCGATCACTGCCAGCGGCGCAGTCACGGCCGCAGCAACGGCAAAAGGCGCGCTCAATGCAGACATCAGCTCAAGTGGCGACGTGCTCGACACAAGTAACGTCGCTCAGGCGGTATGGGGCGCGTTGGCGTCAGCGTTTGCAGACGCCGGTACAATGGGCGAGCTGCTTAACACGGCCGGCGCAGGCGGATTGTCGCCAGACCAAGTAGCTATGCTTCGCGAGCTGTGGCAGCGCGCCGGGCTCGACGCTACTGCGCCGCTGACTGCCACGGCTAGCCGTATCTACGTCGGCGACAGCGGCTCACCCGAGATAGACTTGGCGGTCACTGGGAACGGAGTGACCAGCAGCACAGTGACTCGCGCGCCATGAACAGCTTGGCGGTCGTGACAGACGGCCTGCTAAGCTCTGCGTCCGCAGCGTCAGGATGCGCCGACTCCGTCGACGTAACTACGCCTGTACTGTCAGTCGCGCCAGTAACTGTTGCAGGTGCAGTAGTCGTTAACCGTGCAGCTTCGTCGGTCGTCGTTAACCGCGCCGCTGCGAGCGTGTCTGTCTCACCAAACGCCGGCGCTACTACGGTTACAGCCGTGAGCACCGTAGTTGACGTAGATGCGTGCGAGTGTTGACGGCGCGCTATAAGTTGCGCGCAGCTCGCGATTGGTCATAATGCTCCGGCCAACCCGGAGCATATCGCCATGTCCAATCGTTCCCCAAGCGGCTCGGCCATCACGTCGATGCCGCTCGACGGCTTTAACCTGACCCCCAGCAACACTACCGTCTACGATCCGCCGATCCACGTCACGTCTATCGACGGCGGCTTCATCGAGTGCCGGTCGGCGAGTGGCAACGACGTGTCGTTCACCGCACCAGCGGCGTTCACTGTGCCTTTCCTCGTCGACATGGTGTACGAAACAACCGCCTCGGCAGCGATCATCGGAAGCCGCTGATATGTCGCGGCTTGGGCACGGCGTAGACATCGCGGTTGCGACGCGCAGCGAGGCGGACTACGCCGAGTCCATCCGCTACTTCACGCAAAGCACGTGGACTTTCGACGTTCAGGACGAGTTCGGCAACTGGCCGTCTGAATACGACGGACCAATTCCGTTCAGCGCCACGTTTGAACCGAGCGCGAACGGCGCGACGGCGACGGCAGACGGCATGTGCGCGGCGTACCAAGGCACGTGGCCGTACGCCCCCGGCGTCGACAATTTTGGCACCGACGAGGTAGCCGTGTCTTTCTCGTTGACTGTTGAAGGTAGCCAAGGTACGAGTACTAGCTATACCAATAAGCCGGCGCTGCGGTACTACCGCGACGCTACCGCCGTGTCGCCGCTTATCGAGGTACTGTCTACTGCGAGCCGCGGAGCGCTTTCATTCATCGGGCGGGCGGTAACGATCAACGTGTACGACGCAGCCGGCGCTGTAGCGGCTACGTTCAGCAAAACCATCGGCAACGGCGGCATCCAGCCTTACATCACAGTGGTCAAAACACCGACTGTCGTCGAGGTGTACATCGACGCGTACCTTGAAGCGACAATAGACGTGTCTGCGTATACGTTCGCGCCATCTGTGGCAGGAGACGTGGACCACAGGGTTGAGTTCTACTCGTTCATGGGCGCGGGCACAATCCAGCACACGTTCAACGAGCTGCTCATTGTCAGCAAGCGCCTAACTGCCGGCGAGGTATCGTGGCTGTACGATGGCGGCTCGATCCGTTCACTAGGAGAACTGGAATGACGGTTCGTACGACGCTCGCATGCCTACTGTTGGGCGCGTGCGCCAGCAGTAAGCCGATCACTGCCGAGTATCACGACAACGGCGACGTAATCGTGTGGAGCGACAAGCGTGTCGCTATCGTCAACGAGCAACACTTGGACCCGAAGCGTACGGCTATTCTGCGTAAGAAATGGTTCGAACCGAGTTACGACGACGGCGAGCGCAAGGCGTTCCGCCTGCTTCTGTGGGGCAACGTCGCCGACGCAATTAGCACAGGCGCCATGCGCAACGCCGGCTGCGCCGAGACAAACGCCGCAATGCGTAACCCAGTCGCCGTGCTGCTGTTTAAAGGCCTATGGCTCGCTTGGTGGCGCGATGCCGCGGCGCAGTCGCCGGACGGTTTCAGCCACGCCGGCGATGCCAAGTACGCAGGCGTGTTCTTCGGCGCTGGAGCGCTCAATCTGCGCGCCGCTACCAACGGTTGCCGGCTCTGGTAACCTGATCCAACCAAACAGAGGACATTGTCATGGGCATCAAGGCATATCTGGTCCGCTGGCAGGAGCATTTCCTGTGGCTGCCTATCGTCGTCGGCATCGCCGTCGCGTCATGGATCGTGCTCGGCGCGCTCGACCGCACCGCAGGCACTGACATGCTGTCGCAGCTTGTCGAGCTGCCAATCCGTAGCGCTTACGCCGTCGTAGCGCTTGCCATTGCGTTCCTTGTCCGCCGTCGGCAGCGCCACAAGATGACGGACGCACAAAAAGAGGACTACTGGCATAAAGTGACGACTGGCTGGAAAGGCCCTCTCATCGTCTACATCACGGACTCAATCCTATGGCTCGCTACGTTCTTGTCGTTGCTTGCGTTCTTCTCGCGCTGACCGGAGGCGGCTGTGAACAAACTGACATCGCTGACGCAGGCGATTCGGCTCGCATTGCCGTCGCAACCTCCGCTGTCCCTGTCATTGTTGCCGCCCGCGAGCTTGCCGAGCCCGCCGCGGTATCTGGTGTTCCCGAGCCTCGCAGCAGCTCGCGCCGCGATGAACTCGCAGCCGAACTGATCGTTCGTTGGGAAGTGACCAGCGCGTCGACGTACACGCGCCGCTACTCCGGCGTCGTATACCCCGGCGGCACCAGCGGCCCGACGTGGGCCATCGGTTTCGACGGCGGCATGCAGACGCGCGGATACATCGCCGACGTGTGGGCGGAGCACATCGCTGTCGAGCGCTTAGAGACCACGTCCGGCGTTGTCGGGTCAGAGGCCAAGCGGCGCATCGCCGAGTGGCGCGACGTTGTCACGAGCTACGACTACGCGTACGACGTGTTCCTGCGCCGTACCGTGCCCGACTACACGCTCGCTGCAAGGCGGGCGTTTGGCCCGTCATTCGACAAGCTGCCGGACGGCGCCCATGCTGCGCTGGTAAGCCTCGTCTACAACCGCGGCGGCGCCATGTCCGGCGACCGTCGCCGCGAAATGCGCACGATCCGCGACGAGTGCGTGCCGGCAGCGGACGCTCACTGCATCGCTCGTGAGCTGATCGCCATGTGCCGTATATGGCCCGACGTGCCCGGCTTGTGCAACCGCCGCAAAGATGAAGCCCGCGTGGCGAAGGAGTTCCAGTGAAAATCCAGCTTATCCCGGCGCTTATTGTCGCGCTCGCGCTATCTCTCATCGGCAACGCGGCAGCGCTGTACTTTATGGGTCGCACGGACGCTAAGGCCGCGTCGGCGGTGCAAACTGCAAAGGACGAGGCGACCATCGAAGCGCAACGTCTCGCACTTGAAACGTCCAGCAAGCTTGTCGCAGGCGGTCGCGAAGACCACGAGGCGCTGCTTGGCGACTTGGCGCTTATCGCTGAGCGCTCCCGCAAAACCCGCGTCGTCTACAGGGACGCAGCCGTTGCGGCGCCTCTTCCGGTAGACTGCGGCCCCGGTACGGCGCGCATGGACGCCGTGAACGCCCACCTTGGGCCTGCTACCGGAGATTGAGCATGCGTATCGCGGCGGTATTGGTCGTACTTCTACTCGCAGCTTGCAAAGAGCAAGCTGCCAAACCAGAACCGCCGGCGAACGGGTGCAGCTCGCTGTGCTTCACGCCGTGCGTCGAGAAAGACGGCGACACAGGCCTCCGCTGGGTTGGCGACGCTTATGCGTCCGAGACATGGGACGCATTGTCCGAAGGTGTCACTGTGACGCTCGCCGACAAGGTGCGTGAGTGTGAACGCCGTCGCGCCGCCTGCCACATGTGCCTTGACCGCTTGTCGAACGAAGGGGTGACGCAGTGATGCACTCTGCCCCGCTGTGGCTCGAGCCGACGCTCAAATGGATTGCGCTTATCAGCGCTGTCGTCGCCGGCATTCGGTTCGTGCGTCCGCATGTCGTGCCTTATTTGGACGGTATACGGTCGCTGTCTTCGGTACCTCACATGCTAGCGTCGTCACAGAACGTCGAGAGCATGCAGAAGACGCTCAGCCTAATCGCCAAAGAGGTCATGCCCAACGGCGGTACAAGCCTTCGCGATTCCGTGTCGCGCAGCGAGCGTAAGCTTGACGACTTGATGTCTGAGGTGCTTCTTCTCTCCGAGACGCGCCGCGTGGACAACGACACCGACCCAAATCGGGCGCTGTTCGACTGCGACGAGACCGGCATGAACGTGTGGGTGAACAAGACCTACTGCCGGTGGTTGCAGCGCACGGAAGAAGAGTTGCTTGGGTGGGGTTTTCTGACTTTCGTGGCCCCGTACGACCGCGAGCGTGTGCGCGACGAGTGGGAGGCGTGTCGCGAGGAACGTCGTCAGTACGTCATTGTTCACGACATGATCCGCGCTGACGGCGCCGTCCTGCGCGTAGAGGTCACGGCTACGCCTATCCCGAACGAAGGCGTGCCGAAGCGATGGATCGGCACGATTCGGAAAATGGACGATGGCAATCACTGATCCGACCATGCTGGCCGTTCCAAGCGGCCTTACCCGTGAAGAGATCGACTTCGTCTACCACGTCGAAGTTCTGAACATGCCTGCGCGCGCTGCGGCGGGCGTAACCGGCATACCGCTCGGCTCGATCACAGCGCCACACGTCATGGAAGCACGCCGCAAGGCGCGGCAGGCGTTCAACGACACGCAGGGGCTCACCAAGGCAGACATCGTCCAGAAGATGATGGATGCCGTGGATCGCGCGCGCATCATCTCGGAGCCAATGACTGAGCTTGTCGGGTTGGAGAAAGTCGCAAAACTGCTCGGCTTCGCCGAAGCGGAAAAGACGAACGTCAACATCACGGCTACCATCGAGGTGATTCGCGACCGTGCGCGCGGCATGTCAGACGAAGAGCTTGCGCGCCTCGTAGGCGACGCCAACGTAATCGACGGAGACTTCTATGTCGTCAAAAAAGACGCTGAAACGCCCGTCGCTCGGTGAACTGACGGCGGCAGACTGCCGCGCATGCGGCCGCAACTGCGCGCTCAACATGTTCCGCGTCTACGCGACGGCGCCCGAGACGCTGTACATGGACTTCTGCGTCGACTGCGAGAACCGCGACGGCACGCTGGCGCTGTACCGCCGCTACGGCGCGTACGGCACGCCGGAGATCGCCGATGCCGTGTTCGCGGCAGGCCGAGTGCCGGAGGCGCGTCGCTCGCCCGTGCAGAAACTGCTGCTCGTAGAGCCGGCCAGCGTCATCATTCCGGAGACGCGCGAAGAGGTTGTCCAGCGCGAGATCGCGCGCCGCGAGATTGCTCGTCGTCGCCTTATCTACTTCACCCAGTTGATGATGCCGGACTACAAGGCTGGATGGGTGCACCAAGACATCTGCCGCCGGCTCGAACGGTTCATGGAGCGCATCGAGAAGGGCGAGTCACCGCGTCTCATGCTGTTCTTGCCGCCGCGCGCCGGCAAGTCGCAGCTTGCGTCCGACATGTTCCCGTCGTGGCTGCTCGGTCACCATCCCGAGTGGAAGGTGATCGCTTCGAGCTACGCCCAGTCGCTGCCAATCGATTTCAGCCGCAGCATCCGCGACCGCCTGCGCTCCGCCGAGTACCAAGCAATCTTCCCCGACACGCGCATCCGCAAGGACGCGCAGGGCGTCGAGGAGTGGGAGACTGTCAAAGGCGGCGGATACAAGGCAGCCGGTGTAGGCGTAGGCCTTACCGGCTTCGGCGGTCACTGCTTGATCATGGACGACCCGATTAAGGACCAAGAGGCTGCGGACTCCGAGCTGATCCGCGACAACACGTTCAAGTGGTACCAGTCCGTGTTCCGCACGCGCGTCGCGCCGGGCGGCGGCATCCTCGTCATCAACACCCGCTGGCACTACGCCGATCCGTCTGGCCGGCTGATCGATCAAGAGGTCGAACAGATCAAGGCCGGCGTGCCCGAGTACGAGCGCGAGAACTGGGAGATCGTGTCGTACCCCGCAATTGCGGAGCACGACGAGTATCTGATGCGCGACGGCACAATCGGCCATGACACGCCGGAGGATTCCGTGCGCCTGCTGCGGCGCCGCGGCGAGGCGCTTCACCCGGAGCGCTACCCGCTCAACGAGCTGAAAAAGATTCGCAACTCGTCGTCTTCGTCCATCTGGAACGCGCTGTACCAGCAGTCGCCAACGCCAGACGACGGCGACTACTTCAAGAAAGATGACTTGAAGTATCGCTGGCTCGACCCGGCGTACCGGCCGCTGTGCCGCGTGTTCATCACGGCGGACTACGCCATCGGCACGAAACAGCGCAACGACTTCACTGTGCTTGCAGCGTTCGCGCTCGACGCCGAGGACAACCTGTACGTGCTGGAGATTCGCCGCGGCCGGTGGTCGACTTTCGACATAGCTGCGAACGTCGTAGCCATGGTTGAGCGCCACAAGCCGGAAATCTACGCCGGCGAGCAAGGCGCGATCCACGAAGCGGTGTGGCCGGCGATCAAGGCGGCCCTGCTCGCAAACCCGGCTACTTCGCGTACGTTCGTGTCGGTGAACGACACGCTCGTGCCTATTACGGACAAGTCGGTGCGCGCCCGCCCGCTGCAAATCCGCACGCAGCGTCACAAGCTGTTTTTCTCGTATGATGGCGACACTCGCCCGGACGTGTATGATGCGGCCGAACGCGAAATGCTCCGCTTCCCGGACGGCGCGCACGATGACATCGTCGACGCGCTGGCTTGGGGGTCTCGTCTGGCTCTGAATATCGCTCTACCCCGCGCGCAAGCACCGCCCAAAAAACATTCAAGCTGGAAAGACCAGCTCAAAACATTGGCTGCCGCGCGCAGCGACCACATGGCAGCGTAAAACATGGCGACCGACAGCGACATCTCCCGCACGCAGTACGACAACTATCGGTACTGCTACGACAACGGTCACGAGGACTGGGTTGTCGGAGCACATCGCGCGTTCGAGTTCTGGAAAGGCAACCAGTGGGACGCGTCTACCCGGCGCAAGCTGGAGAACGCCAAGCGCCCGGCGCTGACGTTCAACATTATCGAGTCGCTGACGCGCTCGATGAAAGGCGTGCAGCGCGCACTGCGCAACGACGTGCGCTTCACACCGTTCAAGGACGCCACTTCGGAAGACGCCGCAGTGCACGACGCGATCTGGATGCATATCCAGAACGCGAATCGCTTCGAGTTCCTCGAAACAGACGTGTTCGAGAAGGGCCTCATTTTCGGCCGCGCGTACTACGACGTTCGCGTGTCGTACGACGACTCATTCCAAGGCAACGTCATCATCCGCTCTCCGCGCAGCCAAGACGTGCTGCTCGACCCTACCATCGAGACGTACGACCCGGACGAATGGCCGCAAGTTATCCAACGCCGCTGGGTGAGCCAGAACGACATCCGTTCTTTGTATGGCGACGCTGCGGCAAACGCTATCGGCGCGTCGTCCGTGCCGAGCTGGTACGACTATGAAGACCAGCTCATGGCGCAGCAGATGGGGCGCATGCCGTATTACCGTGGCTCGCCCATGGCTGACGAGTCCAAGGTGCGCGGCCACTTGCTTGTCGAGCGCCAGTACCGCGAGGTCAAGCGCAAGCTTGTGTTCGTCGATCTACGCACTGGCGACATGTCGGAAGTGCCGGAGACGTGGGATCGCAACCGCATAGCTGACGTGCTCCGCAAAGTGCCGGGACTCAGCACGACGTACAAGAACGTCAACACGGTGCGCTGGGTCGTCACGTGCGAAGACTACGTTCTGCACAATGAGGACAGCCCGTACCGGTGGTTCACCATCGTGCCGTACTTCCCGTCGTTCATCGACGGCGTTCCGTCTGGCGTGGTCGAGCACCTGCTCGGCGCGCAGGAGCTGTTCAACAAGATCACGTCGCAAGAGCTTGCGATCATCAACACTGTCGCCAACAGCGGGTACAAGCTCAAGGCCGGCTCGTTGAAGAACATGTCCGTCGAAGACCTTGAGAACCTAGGCGCCAAGCCCGGCTTCGTTGCGGAACTCGAGAACGTGGACGATCTTGAGAAACTGCAGCCGAGTCAGACTCCGCAAGGGCACGACCGCCTGTCGTTCAAGGCAGACAAGATCATGCGTTCACTGGCCGGCGTGTCCGAAGGGTCGCGCGGCTTCGCACGCGAGGACGTGGCTGGTGAAGCCATTCTCGCCAACCAAGCGGCGCAGGACGTCAATTTCGCCGGCTGGCTGTCCAATCTGCACCGCTCGAAGCAGCTTGTAGCTGAGCGCGTGCGCGATTGCGTGCAGGCCCACTACACTGAGACGCGGGCTATCATGATCAACCGCGGCACGTCGCTTGTTCCTGACATGCAGACGATAAGCCTCAACGAGCCGACCGCAGAAGGGCGCACGCTCAACGACGTGACTCGCGGCCGGTACACGACTACGCTCGTGCCTGCACCGGTGCGCACGACCATCAGCGCCGAAGACTTCGAGACGATCCTCAGCCTGCGCCGCGATATCGGCATCGCCATCCCGGACGCCATGCTCATCGAGCTGTCGCCCGCCGCGAACAAGGCTCAGATCATCCAGAAGCTGTCGCAGGACTCGAACGCCGTGCAGCAGGCCGCAGCCGCCGCCGAGCAGAAGCGTCTGGACGAGGAAGCCAAGCTCGCCGCCGCCAAGACCGCGAAAGAAGTCGCCGCTGCCCGCCTCAACGACGCTCGTGCAGCGAAAGCGGAAGGTGAAGCGACTCGCGATCCGGACGCCTCGTACGAACGCATCGAGACCGCGCGCATCGAGACGGACGCCATCTCCCGCGCCGAAGAGCTGCGCATCAAGGAAAAGCAGGTTGACGACAACCGTGAACTTGCTGAAAAAGAACTCGCGGTGAAGGTCGCTGACCTCGCCGCGCGTCGCACCGAGGCTGCGGCGGCTCGCCGTAGCCAAGGCAAACCGGGCGCGAATAAGCCCGGCAACAAATCGCCCAACAAAGGAAAGTAATCATGCCAATCGATGTAGATTTCCTCGACGACGAAGCTGACTTGAGCAAGCTTGACCGCGGTGATCGCGCTTCTGCTGCAAAGCCGGAAAGCAACGCCGATACCGACAAGGCCGAGGCCGACGCGAAAGCGCTTATCGACAAGGCCGCAGAAAGCGACGAAGCTGCTGCCAAGAAGGCAGAGGAAGAAGCCGCTGCCAAGAAGGCAGAGGAAGAAGCCGCTGCCAAGAAGGCAGAGGAAGAAGCCGCTGCCAAGAAGGCAGAAGAAGGCGGCGCTCGCAAAGAGCCGGAAACCGTTCCGTACGCGCGCTTCCGCGAGGTCATCGACCAGCGCAACAAGTTCAAGGAGCGTGTCGAAGAACTCGAAAGCGCATCTCCAAAGCCCGCAAAGGCGGAAGACCCTGACAAGGAGCTGCTCGCCAAGCGCGACGAGCTGTACTTGAAGGTCGAGGAAGCGCGCGCAGAGGCCGACGCGAAGACTTCTGCGGCACTGCAGCGCCAGATCGACGACATCAACATCGAGCTTGCGAACTCGAAGGCGCGTACCGTTGCTTCTGAAATCACTGATAGCGCGCTGCAGGACCGCTTGTACGACGCGACGCTGGACCGCATCGAAGCTGCGGTTCCGGTGATGAACCCGAACTCTGACAAGTTCAGCGCAAAGGCTGTGCAAGCGTTCGAGTTCCACGTCAACGCGTACGAAAGCGCTGGCATGAAGCCGGCTGCCGCTGCGGTGTACGCGGCAGAGCTGCTGTTTGGCTTCGGCCTTGAGGCGAAGCGCCAAGAGCCCGCAAAGCCTGCGCCGAAGGAAGAGCCCAAGCCGCAGCCCAAACCAGCCGACATCGAGAAGGCGGCAGAGACCGTTCGCAAGCAGCCGCCTGCGTCTGGTGATCGCGGCCCGGCGGCCGATGTCAGCGGCATCGACATCAACACCTTGTCGGAAGAAGACATCGCCAAATTGCCGGACTCGAAGCGCGCAGAACTCCGCGGCGACTTCGCATAACACAAAATGTACGCCGGGGGTTGCATTTCGCAACTCCCGGTGTATATTGCGCCACATCGGCCGCCTGACCGTCATCTAGGCCCGCTCGCAGACCGGACAAAGTCGTGCGCGAACTACCGCCAGTTCCGGGCGTTAATCAGAACAGCAACATCGTTTCTGCTAACCCGTCCGTCAAACTTTCGGAGTCAAAGTCATGGCAAATACCAATTTCGCACTGCTTACTGCAGAGCAGAAGACCATCTGGTCGATGGATTTCTGGCGTGAAGCGCGCAACCACACTTTCATCATGGCCTTCGCCGGCGCTTCCAGCAATTCGATGGTGCAACGCGTCACCGAGTTGAAGAAGAGCGTCGACGGCGCCCGCGCGGTCATTACCCTCGTCAACGACGCAGTCGGCGACGGCGTGGTCGGTGACAACCGCTTGAAGGGCAACGAAGAAGCGCTGCGCTCGACCGAAGATGTCATCCAGCTCGACCAGTGGCGTCAGGCGCATGCCAACACCGGCCGCATGGCTGACCAGAAGACCATCGTCAACTTCCGCAAGGAAGCCCGCGACAAGCTGGCGTACACCGCCTCGCGCGTCATGGACGAGCTGGCCTTCCTCACGCTGTCCGGCATCGCGTACACCTACAAGACCGACGGCGCTTCGCGCAGCGGCTCGCAGCTCCCGTTGCTGCAGTACGCGAGCGACGTGTCGGCGCCTTCCAGCAAGCGCTACTGCCGCTGGGACGCAACCAACGGTCTGATCACCACGTCTGCATCCAACGCTGATCTCGTGGCGGCGGACACGCCGACTTGGGGCATGTTGGTCGACCTCAAGGCTCACGCTGTCGAGCGCTTCATCCGTCCGATCCGTTCGGAAGATGGCATCGAGATGTACAACGTCTTCATGACTCCGCGCGGTATCGCGAAGCTCAAGAAAGACCCGGACTTCCTCGCCGCTTGGCAGCATGCGCAGAAGCGTGGTGAGGACAACCCGATCTTCAAGGGCACCTCGCACGGCGGCAAGCGCGGCATCTACATCGACGGCCTGAACATCTTGGAATACCGCAACGTCTTCAACACGCTCGGCGCCGACAGCGGCTCGAAGTGGGGCGGCGGTACCGTCGACGGCCAGCGTGTCCTGCTCTGCGGCGCACAGGCCCTCGCCTTTGCCGACATCGGTAACGCGATGTGGGAAGAGGAAGAAGAGGACTACGGCAACCAGAACGGCATCTCGATTGCCAAGATTTTCGGTCTGCTCAAGCCGGTTCTGTACTCGACCGCTGCTGGTTCGGATCAGGATTTCGGCGTGATCGCCTGCGATACCGCGATCTAATCGGCTACCACTTTCGGAGACAAGACAATGTCTGAACTCAACGCTGTCCAGTATCCGCGCGACGCGGTTGCCGATCTCGGCATCGAAAACATCGCTACGGACATCACCATTCCGATCCTTCCGGGCACTTTGCTCATGGGCGTCGTCGGCTTCATCGTCACGGCGTTCAACAGTGCCACCACCACCACGCTGACTGTCAGCGATGGCACTACCACGTTCCTCAGCGCCGTTGACGCCAAGGCCGCCGCGAATACTCGCTACGATGCCACCGTGTGCAAGTTCTACCCGACGGGTGGCACGCTCACGATCAGCATGGCTGAAACCGGCGCTGCCGCGACCGCTGGACGCGCCATCGTCGTTCCGGAGTTCCTCAACTTGAACCGGACTGACGAAGTCGTCTTTTGATTTGGGCGGTGCCGCGCGGTGCGGTACATTATGCGCCGCAGGGACCAAACCCTGCGGCGCTTTTTTATCTACTACAAGGAAAATGTCATGCCGCTCATGCACTCTCTCCGCAATTTCCGTCTGGCGTCTACGTCGGGCCACGTCGTCGTTTTTTCAGCAGGAAAGCCAACCTTCGTACCTGACGCCGCTGTGCAGGAAGCGATGAAGAACGGCGCCGCACCGGTCAACGCAGACGAGCTTCCGTTCTTCGAGGAACAAGGCCGCGCCAAGGTCGATTTCGCCGGCGACGCTCGTCGTTCGATTCTGCACCTTGCGATCTCCGAGATCGTCGCTGAGAACAACATCAAGGAGTTCGACGGCAGCGGCTCGCCGTCTGTTACGGCCGTCGAAAAACGCGTCGGCTTCGACGTGACGAAGGAAGAAGTCGTCAACGTGTTCCGCGAGTACCATGCGTTCAAGTCGGAAGGCCGCGAATACGTACTGCACCCTGCAGCAGCGAACATCCTCAAGATCGTTCGTGCGGAAGGCAAGCGCGACTTGCTGGACCTCGCAGCCGAGTTCGTCACTGACTTCGAGGCTAACAAGGCCAACTACACTGGTCTCGACGCCAAGGCTCTTCGCAAGACTCTGCTTGTCCGGTTGTCGGGCGTGGCTGCGTAACCATGACCGTCTCGACTGCGGACGAGCTGCTCACAGTCTTCCGTCAGGAAGTCGACGATCTGCCAGCCGGCGGATCGTTGACCGAGACGGACGATGGCGACTGTCTGTGGAAGGACGCCGAGATTTACGGTTACATGACCGAAGCGTGCGCCGCGTTGTCCGAAGAGACGCGCGGCCTGTACCGCGTGCTCACCCGCCCAATCGTGGCTGGTGAATCAGACGTGCGTCTGCCGTGCTCTGTCATGGACGTGCGCGAAGCGCGCATTGTCGGCACTGACACTCAGGTACAGCCGAGCACTGCAAACCAATTCCCAACCACGCCGTCGACCGATTACGGCCTCACCGGCGTGACGCTGACGAACACGACTGGGCTTCCGCGTCAATACGTTCGCGATTTCGCCAAGAATGCTCTGCGCCTCGTGCCGACCCCGACGGACGACGACGTCCTCGAGCTACAGGTCGTAGTAGACAGCATCGCGCCAATGGCTTCTGGCGCACCGGTGCCGTTCTTGCATCCGACTGACCAGAACTTGCTCGTCATGTACATGAAGTACCGCGCTTACCAGAAGCATGACGCGGAAGCGCAAGACCTGTCGCGCAGCGTCGGGTACTACGGCATGTTCAAGTCGCAAGCGCTTGACCGCCAGCTCGCACTGCGCCGCCAGCGGCGTCGCGGCGGCGGCGGAATCAAGATGGACTGGTGACACATGACTGTCGAGAACGGCCAGCTTCGCACTGTGCTGCCCGTCGCTCCGCCTCCCGGTAGCGACGCAGCTCAAGGCATCGACAACGTAAACCGCGAACAATCGGTGCCGCCGTACCGCGTGCGCCAAGCTGAGAACGTCGACTTTGACCGCGACGGTCGCGTTAAGCGCCGCGCCGGGTACAGCCGCGTTATCGCTGGCTCTGCGCACTCGTTGTGGTCGGCGCCCGACTTCCCGTACATGCTTGCAGTCATCGACAGTGCGCTTGTCGCCATCGACTCCGACTACAACACTACCCCGCTCGTAACCGGTGTCGGGCACGTTGTGCCTGTGTCGTACGAGGTCGTGGACCGCACGGTCTACTGGTCAAATCGGCAGCGCTCTGGTCGCATCACAGCGGCTCTCGAGGCGCTGCCGCTCGGCATCGAAGCCCCGGGCACTCCGAACGTATCTGCGCACAGCGTAGGCGGGCTGCACGAAGGTTCATACATCGTCGCCACGACGTACATCGCGTCGAACGGCGAAGAGTCCGGCGCTTGCCAGCCTGCCGTCGTAGATGTTGCGGAAGGCCAAGGCATCATGGTCGGCAGTATGTCGCAGTCTGCAGACCCTACTGTGACGAGCGTCGGCGTGTACGTCACTGACTGCAACGGCGAGACGCTGTTCCTTAAACGGTCTGTCGTGAACGGGTCGTCGCAAGTGGTCATCGGTGCTGCGGGCCACACTACGCGCACGCTCGACACGCTGTGGCTCAAACCGCTGCCGCCGGGCCACATCGTCGCGTATTATAACGGGCGTTTGTGGGTCGCCAGCGGGCGCATGCTCTACTGGTCTGACGCGCTCCGCTACGGTTACTACGATCCGACTCGCAACTACATCCGGTTCGACGACGACGTTTCGCTGCTCGCACCGTCTAGTGAAGGGTCATCCGGCGGACTGTTCATCGCCGCTGGAAAGCGCACGTACTACATGGAAGGCGATGATCCGAAGAAGATGCGCCGCACCATCGTGTACCCGCATGGCGCAGTCGTCGGCTCGCAGGTGTTCGCGCGCGGCACCATTTTCGGCGGAGAACAAGCTTCGCGCATGCCAGTGTGGGTAGCATCGAACGGCGTGTTCTGCGCCGGTAGCGCGAGTGGTTCGGTAACGCCGCTCACCGAAGCAAGCTACACTGCGCCAAGTTCGTCGCGCGGCGCGTCTATTCTTCGCGAGTACATGGGCCAGCGGCACATCATGGTCAATCTCAAAGGGCGAGGCGTAGATGGTTTCCGTGCGCGTGATAGCGTGGTTGCAACGGTGGTACGCAACGGTGTTGTTGTCGATCAGTAACATCGCTACGAAAGTCGCCGGCAAAGCCCGGGCGCTTGCGAAGCGCAACAGCGAGGCGTCAAAACGCAACGCTGTTCTGCAGCAGATGCGCTACGGCGTGTGTTTGAAGTGTCCGTTCCTACAGAACGGGCGGTGTAAGAAATGCGGCTGCATCGCCGCACTTAAGACTCACCTACCCGGTGAGAAATGTCCTATCGGCAAATGGTAACGGAGCCACACATGAACAATATCAATCGTCTGTCCCGTGCGGCCCGTTCCGAGCTTGCACGCGCGCTGGAAAACGGCCGCTTCGAAATCGGCCAAGGTGGGGTTCTGTTCCCTACCGCGGGCCTGTTCGTAGGTGGCAACTGGCTGAGCTGCGTTCGTCGGCGCGGCTGCGAAGAGTTCGGTGAGCATGCTGTCGACCCGAACATCGTCGTGAACGAAGGCCTGTCGTACGCGCTCAAAGCTATCTTCGCTGGCTTCACGCAGATCAGCACGTGGTACGTGTCGCCGTTCATCGCGAACACTACCCCGGTAGCCGCGCTCACGGCCGCTACGTACCCGGGCTCGCTCGAAATGAACGAGTTCGTCAACTATGACGAAGCCACCCGCCCCGAATGGGAGCAGGAAGCCGAAGACACACAGACCATCGAGAACGACGTGACGCCGGCGGCGTTCACCATCAGCACTGGCGGCGGAACTGTTCGCGGCGCTGCGCTCATTTCGTCTTCGGCCAAGAGTTCGGACTCCGGCACGCTGTTCAGTGCTTCGAAGTTCAGCTCTGATCGCGTCATGAGCGCCGGAGACATCCTGCGTCTGCAGTACTCGATCAGCGCACAGGATGTGTGATGGCTCGCCACAACGGCGAGGTTCGCTGGCGGCTCTCTTCTGAGGCCGCCAAGCGCTATTTTGAGCGCGGGCGCAAACTCGTCGGCGAGGTAGTAGAGCGCGTGTTGCGTGGCGGGCTAAAGCACGGCGCGCGTACGGTCAAGCTCGACGACGGCACTGTCATCCGCGTAATTGCCGACGGCAGTGTTCCGATTGCGGAGATTTACGCTGCTGACGAAGTAGTCGCGCGTGTCCCTCTCGATTCGTGCTCTATCTTCATGGAGAGCGGGCAACTGTCGCTCGGCCCGTCAGTCGCAAGCTTGTCGGACAGCGGCGTTGCGCCAGAGCTGACGTTCAACACTCGCACCGCGCACAACGCACGCTTCAACGGCACTGTCAACGTATCCCGCTACGGAGACTCGTACGCCGTACAGACCGGCGCAAGCGCGCCTGCAGACGGCGAATCGCACGCTTGCGACGAAGTTCGCGACGCTGACGACAATGTAATCGCGACTGTCGCCGCAAAGAAAACCGCGCAGTTCCTCGTCCCAGCTTCGTGCTTCACTGGTCTAATGCGCCGCTGGGTGCAGGCACTGTACGGCACTTCAAGCGCTGTGTACGGAACCGTACCCGGATACTGGATCGAATACCCATTCGGTGGCACCGTTCCTACGGTCACCGTCCCGAAGTTGCAGGTTATGACTGCGCAGAAGGACGAAGATGGCAACACGGAATACGGTTCGATCAATCTGGATTTCCGCAGCTACCACGTGTGCGGCATCGTTGATCCAACCCGGCAGCTAGACTTCTGGTTCGCGACTATCTGGCCTCACGCTTCGTCTGGTCAGAAGGTGGAGTTTCGCAAGGCGAACCTGACGGACTGTGGCAAGCTGCTTCGCGGATACTTGCTGCAAGTAGGTCGCGGCCACCCTGACTACCAGAAACTGTCGACGTTCCTAATGTCGCAGCTAATGCCGGAGAACGACGTTGCCGTCGAGCGCGCTATCCCGGAAGAGTACCTGCCGGCAGTAGGCCCGTACGGTTGGAAGTTCAACGGCTCTGGCACGGCAGCGGCTGTCGTCACGCTCACGCCAGAAGACCCGCAGGACATTACCGTCAACGGGTTCACACACACTGGCATGGTGCGCAGCGGAGAGTGGATCGTGCGCACTATGGCGTTCATCACGACTGACGGTTTGCCGGACATCAGCATCACGTCGTCTGAGCCAGTGGAAGGATGGATTGACCAGTTTTACGCGCACCCCGGCATATACTACGCATGGCCTGCATTCAAGCGCGTCGGCATTTCGACTGGGTTGGACGCTACGTTCTTCGCTACTTCTGCGAATTCCGATTTCAATACTTTCGGGCTCGTCACTCCGGTGTACGACTACGACGCGCCTGTGTACTGCTGGTACGAAGACGACACACTCGTGCTCGTCCGCCACGAGTTCGCCTCTGTCGACGCTTCTTCCGACCTAGTAGACGGCGACTGCGCCACTAGCCCGCGTTCGTTCGACGTGCGGCAGTCGCACGGCGGCGACAGCGACACGTGCCCGTGCGCCACAGCGCTTTGTGGCGAAGGCGTCACTTGCGACAACTCCAACAACGCTTGGATTCGCGTCGTGCGCGACGGTTTCTACACTTCGTATTACAGCGACGTGTCGCTTTCTAACCGCTACCCGTTTTGGGACGAAGACTACGAGTCTGACGGACAGACCGGTCTCGGCGATGAAGCACGTAACCACAACTCAAAGTATCGCGTTTTCCTAGATGACGACGTACAGACTGCAGACAACAACCCGTCCGAGGGGTGCTACGGAACGTACGACGCCGTTACAAATTGCTTCCCGCCTACGATCACTGGCTCTGCGTGCTCGGACACCGGCACAACTACAGTGTGTATTCCGGACCCGAACGTGGACGGCGATACCGTGTGCGCATCCGGCTACGCGGAGCACGTAGAAGAGTATCGCAAGCGTATCCGCACTAAGCAGACAGGTACGTTTGACGGGGAAAACGTACAGCGGCACATCATGAACGTGCCGCAGTTCGACGCGTCGTCAGCGTACTTCCGCGTAAACACTGAGTCTGTCAAGACCGGTAACAACAGCGCTGTAGACGCGACGTTCGAAGAACCGTACCGGACTGTGCGCACCGCAACCGGCGACGGCTACTTCGACTTCGGAGGTACGTGCCCGCCCGGGCACACGGCCTACCTGCTAACCAGTGTATCGTGCTCGTCAGACGTCATCGTGAACTGGTGCGCGAACGACTCTCCTCCGTACGGCGGCTTCGTCGGCTACGACGTGGACACGTCCTCGAGCGCTTCGTACTCTGGTTACGAGTCGCGGCTCGATTCGTGGTTCGTCGCACGCGGCACGTCGGTTCAGCTTGACGACCTAGTCGCAGCTACGTCCACAAGTTCAGGTTCGCCTGACCACCCGTCGTGCAACGTACACTGGAGTCCGGCGGCGTATGTGCCGACCTCTCCGTTGCGCATCTACTACACGAACTCCGTACAGTACTACCAGTTCATCGACGATACTCCGTACTCTGGAATCAACGCTAAGGTGTGGCAGAGCGACGGCGGTGACTTCGCGCGGTACACTTCCGTCCGTCGCACCGGCGAACTGGAGCCGATCACACAGGTGAGCGGGTACGCGGCTAAGACTGACGAACTTTTCTCTTTCATTGGGTGGGCATGACATGGCAGCTCCACGTTTGGTTGATCGCGTCAAAGAAACTGTGACTACGGAGGGGACCGGCAGTTACACCGTCGGCGCTTTGCCGGCCACTGGCTTCTTGTCCGTAACTTCCGGTTTCGCTAACGGCGAAACTGGCATCTTCTACGTCGAAGACGGCGAAGGCGGATACGAGTTGTTCGTCGGCACGTACACGTCACCGAGCACGCTTGCGCGCACGACGATCCTGAAATCTAGTAACAGCAACCTAGCTGTGAGCTGGGCTCCCGGAAACAAGACGCTTGCGTGTGGCGTAGTTGCCAGTCGCGCAGACCTCGTACGCATGAAGCACAACCTTGCAGCCGGTGCAGCACCTACGGTCAACGACGACTCCGACGACGGCTACCACGTCGGTTCGCGCTGGATATACGGCGCGCGGGAGTGGGTGTGCACGACTGAAACTGTTGGCGCAGCGGCATGGAAGGAAGTTTTGGTCAACCTCGGAACAAATACAGGCGCGCTCGCCGTCGGCATCGGGGCCGCCGCGACAGACGGTTATACTGTCGCGTTCGGCCACTCTGCGTCTGCTACGGGGTACGGTTCTACATCGGTCGGCAGTAGCGCATCCGCGTCCGGTGCCAACTCAGCAGCGATCGCCAGCGCTACGTGCGCTGGCGATCACAGCGTGGCCGTAGGCTTAGGGGCGATTGTGCAAGCGACGAGCGAAAATTCTGTCGTGGTCGGACCGGCAGCACAGACCGGGACCAACAGCCCGTCCTGCGTACTGGTCGGCTACCAAGCAACCACGAATATCGATTCGGAAGGCGCGACGGTTATCGGCCGGGGCGCCGGCGTCGGCTTCGCGTTCGCAACTGCTGTGGGGTTCGCTGCATACGCTACGGCGCGCGGAGCTGTAGCGCTCGGAAGCGGCGGATGGGCTGGGCTGCCCAACTCGATCATGCATAGCTGGGACGACGGCGTATCGTTCGGCGCCGACTGCGGGCACTTTCTGCAGTACGCACAGACGACGGATGCTACGCCGACCTACCTGCAGTTCTACCGCGACGCAGTGACGTACGGAGAACTCGACATCATTGAGGGATATTCGTACACGTTCACCGGCATCGTGTCTGCGCGCTCTGCGACAGATGCCAAGTCGTGGAAGGTTGAGGGCATGGTGAAGCGGAACACCGGCGGCAACATCGCCCTTGTCGGTACGCCAACCGTGACCGAGATCGGCGAAGACGCTGGCGCTACGACGTGGGCGCTCGCGGTATCCGTCAACGTCGGAACTCAGTCACTGCGCTTCGACGTGACCGGCGCCGCCGCGACGACGATCAACTGGACCGGCCGCTTCAACACCATCACTGAGTATTTCTACTGATGATCCTCGGCGCCTCTCCACTCGGTGCATCGCCACTCGGCGCAATGGCGTCGAGCGGAGACGTGTTCGTCAACGTGTCGGACACTATGTCCATGAACGACACCGCCACGCCAGACTGGGTCATGCGCATCATCGAGCGCATCGGTACGGCGGACGTATCCTCCAGCTCGCTCACGGCGTTCAACGCGCTGTCGGAGTCCGTCGGACTCGCGGACGCGTTGATCTCGATTTTCCGCGAAGCGTTGGCGGACGTTATCGGCACTGCGGACACGCTAGCAGCATCTCGCGTAGCTGTTGTCGAGCTTGTCGAGACGATGATTGTTTCCGGGCAGGCTACGTCCACGCTTGACGCCCTAATTCAGTTGGCGGAAGCCGCAGCGTTTGACGACCGCCTAGCGCCTGTCGTGAACGCGATTGTCGAAGAAGTGTTCGGCGGCGCCGACGCAGTTGCTACGTTGCTCGTCGCGTTTGACCATATTGTCGACAGCGTAGGTGCCGGCGACACTGTAACTACGTCTATGAGTGTGGTCGGCATCGTGTCGGAGACCGTCTCGTTCTCTGACGAAGTGTCTGCTTCCGCCACGCTCGTTGAGGCGCTGCGCGACAGCGTCCCGCTGTTCGCCACGTTGCAGGTAGTAGACGATGTGTTCTCCGGGTTCGTCATGAACACCGAGAACCGCGCTGTGTCTGAGTACTCGAACTACCCGTTCAACAGCTTCGGAGAAATGGGCGGTAGTTACTACGGCGCTTCGCCGGAAGGTATCTACATCCTTGAAGGCGACGACGACGACGGCGACCCAATCGAAGCGCGTGTACGCACAGCCGTTATCAACCTTCTTCGTGGCAAGATGGCGCGCGTGCCGTCGGCGTACGTCGGCTACACGAGCGACGGCACCGTCGTACTCAAGGTAGTGGTAACGAGCGAGCAGGGCGCCAAGGAAGAGTACTGGTACGAGATGAAGCCGCAGAACGCCGACGCTCCGCGCGAAGGTCGCGTCAAGGTCGGTAAGGGCTTGAAGTCCGTGTACTGGGAGTTCGAACTCGTGAACAAAGCTGGCGCAGACTTCGAGCTTGAGAACGTGCAACTCTACTTTGTACCGCTGTCGCGGCGTATTTGATAGGAGCCAACTGACATGTCTTCGTGTCCTACTGTAGTCAGCGGCAACGCAGCGTACTCGCTGGTGTCTGGCGGCTGGAACGTGTTCCAGAACTACGCAAACAGCGCGTTCGCTATGGCTGTAGCGCAAATCGGCGCTCTCGCTGACTTCGAACTGTCTACGTCCAACCACCAGATCACGTTCGGGTACAGCGGGCAGCTTGAGGCGTTTTCGTCTCCGGCCATGCCCGGGTATCTGTCGATGCCGAGCGCCGATTTCGCGATCAACGATCCCGGACTTAATACGGCGTTTGTAGGTGTCACGACGACCAACCCACCGACGTACAACGTCGGTAACCCGCCTACGCTCACCAACATCGATCCGCCGGAAGCGTTCACGCTCGAACCGCCGGAAGGCCCGCCCGATGTCGACGATGTCGAGTTCCCGGAAGCGCCGACCATTACGGCCGTCGCGCTGCCTACTCTGGAAGAGCTTACTATTCCGGAAGTGCCGACGATCACGATGCCGACGTTCGACGCTACGCGTCCGGTCGTCAACTTCACTCCGCCGGCCAACACGTTCGGATTCGAGTACCAGCCGTACAGCGACTCGTTGCTCACCAGCGTGCGTTCAAAGATCGAGGACTTCCTCGCCGGCGGGACTGGCTTCCCGGAAGCTGTCGTGTCTGCGATTCGCGCCCGCGCGTTCGCGCAAGTCGACCGCGAAGAGCAGCGGCAAGTGCGTACCGCGGTCGACGAGTTCGCTGCTCGCGGCTTCTCTGAACCGAACGGCATCTTGAGTGACCGCCTCGCCGAAGTGCGCTTCAACGCGGCTGCCGAGCGCAACAAGCTCAACCGCGAGATTTACATCCGCGAGGACGAAGTCGAACGCGAGAACTTCCGCTTCGCTATCTCGCAGGGTATCGCTCTCACGCAGGTGCTCATCGGCGAACACATGCGCGAGCAGGAGCTGACGCTCGAAGCCAACAAGTACACGCTCGAAGCGTCCATCAACATCTTCAACGCCCGCGTCACGCTGCACAACGCCGAAGTGCAGTCGTACAACGTGTACGCTCAGGTGTACCGAGGCCTGATCGAAGCCGAACTCGCCAAGGTCGAAGTGTTCAAGGCGCAGATCGACGCCGAACGTCTGCGCGGCGAAATCAACGAGCAGCGCGTGCGCATGTACGCCGAGATGGTTCGTGCGACGCTCGCCGAAGTAGAAGTGTTCAAGGCGCGTGTCGACGCGGCGAAAGCTCGCGTGGAAGGCAACAACGCTATCTACGACGGCTACCGCACGCAGGTGCAGGCATACTCCGAACAGGTTCGTGCGCATGCGTTGGAGTGGGAAGGTTTCCGCTCGCAAGTCGATGCGAACGTCGGCCGCGCGCGTGTGTACGAGATCGCTGTCGGCGCGTACGCCACCCGCGTGCAGGCTTGGGCCAGCCAGAACAACCTCAAGATCGAAGAGAACCGCGCGCGCACGGCCATCAAGCTTGGCGAAGTCGAGGCGTACAAGGCCAAGATTGCTGCGCAAGCCGAAAAGGTGCGCGCAAGCGCTTCGTATGCACAGGCGGTTGTCTCGGTCGGCGACGCAAATGCGCGTGTGTACGCAGCGGCTGGCAGCATAGCCGGTGCAGCAGCCGAAGCAGGCGCGCGCCAGTTCCAAGCTGCCGTAGAAGCGGCGCGCTCCGAGACGGAGATTCAGATCAAGAACGCAGAACTGAACATCACGGCGATCAACCAGATGGCCGCATTGCTGCTTGAGGCCAAGAAAGGCGCTGCCGCTGCGGCTGCGCAGCTCGCCGCTTCGGCAATGTCTGCTGTAAACTTCTCCGCAGGCGTCAGCTCGTCGCAGAGCGACAGCAACTCTGCTTCGTGCAACACGTCGTTCAACTACAACGGCGAAATCGCAACCTGATAGGTGTCGCAATGATCCGTACCGAAGACCCGTACACGCCGACTCCGAACGCTGGCGCTCGCGCCGAAGCACGCCGTCGCGCACTCGCCGTGTCGCCGCAAGGCGCGCGCCAGACGCCGTGGTTCGACCCTATGAACGCGCCTGACGCCGCGGCGCAGCCGCGCATCGCCGCTGCGGATATAGAC